CGCAGAGCCGAATCGCCCAGGATTTTGTAGGCGTCTCGTAGCCATGAACGGTGGCGACGTCGGCGTCTACATCGCTTAGGTGTCGTGCCGCGTGGACCGTGGCCCCATTCTGTCTGACGATGCTAAGCGAATCCGAGTCAGGCCCATCGAACGATTCAGTCGTGCGAACGTTGGCGAGGTGTCCTTTACCTGCCGTCTCAGGTCCAGCAGATAAGCGCGCAATCCGCGCGGCGCCCGCGCCACTAGCATCGCCCAGTGGCGGTCGAAATTGAAAGCACGCTCGGCGTCGGAGACGTCCCAGGTTTCACCCACCTCGAGCGCATCGAGCAGGGCGGCGGCGCGGGCCTTGGCGCGGCGCATCGAGAGCGGCACCGCGGCGAGCTCAGGGCTTGGGGCCGCGGGGCGACCGGGCGCGCTGCGGCTGGTGAGGGCGGTGAGGGCGGGACGGCCTAGGCGGGCCGGCGGGCCGGCGGTCCAGCGCGGCCAAGCCGGCGGGGCGGTCGCGACGGTAGCGGCGCGGAGGCCGCGCGGCGTCGGCCAGGCGCACCCCGACCGCGGCCGCGCGCAGGGTCCGTAGCAACGCGAGGGCGGTGTCGACCCGGGCAAAGCAGCGGGCGCCGCCGCGTTTGGCCATCAAGACGGCCTCGTGCAGGCCATACTGCACCGACAGGACGTAGCCGTCGGTGCGGCCGAGCAGGGTGTCGCCGCGCATGGTGCCGGCGCGGGCGAGCTCGACCAATGTGGCTTGGGACAGCGCTTTCATCGCCGCGGGCGCCCGATACGGGGGGCCGGGAGACGCTATGCCCGGCTCTGGCCGCCGGCAAGGGGCGGAGCGGGCGCGTCGGCGGACATAACGTCAGACTCCCCGTAATGGACTGCGGCGCGTTGGTTGTGTCCGTGCGCCGCGCGGGCTGGCGTCGCTTGGTCTTACGCCGGGGCTGCAGGGCTGGGCGCTACGCAGTTGTCAGCGTGGGTAGCGACGAGTGTCCACGAAATCCTGGTAACTCCAGGCGCGTCCGGGAGTGAACTTGGCTAAATCGCGATCGATGCTATAACCGGGGCTTCCCCCGATAGGACGACCCCAGTGGCCCTGACCACACTCCAGTCGATTGACGCCGAGATCAAGCAGTTGGAAGCCCAGAAGAAGCTGGTCGAGAAACGCGACTCCGAAGTTCCCAAAGCGATCGAGGTTCTTCAGCGATACGCCAAGGTGCTGACGCCGGCCCAGCGCCGCAAGCTGGCAAAAATCTCCGGAAGCGGGTTGGACGCCGATGCCAAGGCTCCGGCGCGTGCCTCCCGTGCTCGAAAGATCGGTAAGGTGGCGCCCAAGTACCGCCTGCCTACCGGCGAGACCTGGACCGGGCGCGGCCGAACCCCGATCGCCTTCGTGGCGTGGGAGACGGGCGCCGAGGGCAAGGCTTGGCGCAAGACCAACAAAGGTGGGCGCTTCCCCGCCATCGACGGCGCATCCGCCAAGACCCCCACTAGCGCAGTGTCTACGAAAGCCTCGCGCGGCGCTGCCAAGAAGATCGGAAAGAAGGCAGCCAAGAAGGCTGCGAGGCCTGCGAAAAAGGCGGCCGGCCAGTGACCCACTCGTTTCCAAACAAGGACACTTCGACGATGGCTGACATCCAACAACACAACGGGGCGAGTACCGATCACCTTCGGTGCTACACGAGGCTGCTCGCCCTGTCGACCTTGTGCTTCGTCGCGGTCGCGTGCGCCGACGGCGCGGGTGCGGGCCTCGGTGCCGTGGTGTCCAACGAACTCGTGGATCCCGCCAGCGGGGCCACCTGCAGCCAAGGGGCGAACGTGCGGATCACCAAGAGCGACTTCGAGACCGTGCTCAATGGTCAATGCGGCGCGGTGGTCATCACGGGATCGAACGGATCGGTCAACGTCGACCACGCCCAATCGATCCGCGTTGAAGGTACCAAGGTCACCGTGCTCAATGAAAAGGTCGAGACGCTGGAAGCGATCGGCTCGGACAACACCTTCAACATGACCGAGGTGGGGCACGCCACCATCGCCGGCAATCGGAACACGCTGCTGGGACGCAACTACCGCCAGGTGACGTTCAAGGGCCAGGGCAACGCGGTCAATACTGACAACGAGCCACAGCTGGACGATCAAGGCACTGGCAATAAGGTGATTTGACCCACTAATTCCAGTCGGAATAGGACTTTGCGTCTAGCTCAGTGGTGCGTCTTTTCGACGCGCCAATTGGCGATATTGGCCCCGAGGCGGCATCAAGCTCCCGGTTACGGTGGTTGCATCTCTAGCACTTCGTCAAATGCCTACGAAGCGCCGGCCATTAACAGACCGACCCGCAGGCAGCCGCGTCTGAGCATCTGCGCCACTCTGCATGAAGGCCACACGTCGCTGCCTCTTTGTTATACCTGCTTCGCTGACGGGCATCCGAACTCAATTGTAGAATCCATCTCTAGGGATCGCGAGCTGGCGTCCGCGGTGCCACGGGCCCCCAGCCGGCAGATGCGTGGTGATCGCGGCCGTCGCCGGCGTGGCTGGCCAGCAGCTGGCCGACGTGCGGCGGCGGCGAAACGGTGGCGCTAATATCCGCTTTCGACCCAAAGCGGACGTCCCAATCAGTTTTGACCGCAGCTTCGCGCCGTCTGCCGATGGTTAGCGGCGTGCTTATCGATGCAGCAGCCCCCATCGGACGAAGGAGCCGCGCGAACGTTGGCGAGGCGTCCCGCGCCTGCTGCTCCAGATCCAGCAGGTGATCACGCAGCTCCTGCAGCGCGGCCCAATGACGCTCGAAATTGAAAGCGCGCTCGGCGTCGTGGGCATCCCAGGTTTCGCCGACTTCGAGGGCGTCGAGCAGGGGGTAGCGGCGCGCGCCTTGGCGAGGCGGATCGAGAGGGGCATCGCGGTGGCCCAGGGATGGGACCGCGTGGCGGCTAGGCGCGAGGCGCGGTTTCGGCGTGTAGGAGGGCTAGTGCAGCCAGATCAGCGGGGCAGCCGCGGCTGTAGGGGCGCGTGAGCGGCGCGGTGTTGGCCGCGCGCGCCAACACCGCGGCCGCGCGCAGGGGCCACAGCAAGGCGAGAGAGGTGTCTATACGGGCGCAGCGGTGGGCGCTCAAGGCTCGATGATGAAGACGGAGCCGTCCGACGCCTTCGTTGATCTCAGGGCGAGAGCGCTTGAGACAATAAGCCGTGCTTGAAGATTAAATATCCACAAAATCTTGGTGCTCGATTGGTTATTTTTGAGAGGTTGACAATAACCAGGTCGATTCAGTTTTACGAGTTGGCCCGAGACATGAAATAGCGATAAAAAATATCAGCTTCCTGGCGTCATTCCCGCCGGAACTTGGCTTCCGTCGGTCTCTACCGGCTCCTGCTGGCCCGGCTGCGCCGAGGCTTTCTCCTCTGAAATAACTATTACGTTTTTGGTGAGGTAAACATTGATCTCATCCCTGCTCGAAAGCCGTGAAAGAAAGTCAAAGCTTTCCAGCTTGGCATCAAGTAATTCACAGAGTTTCTTCTCGATATTTATTATTGTCAGTTCTTGCGAAGAGCGACATTCTTCTAATTCAGAAATAGTCCAGTTGCCGCCTATCTCGTACCCGTTCCTGAGTTGGAAGATTAACCTTCCGTATTCCTTGACGCCTTCCTCGTGCGCCTTAATCCTCCCTTCAAAGATTTTTCGGATTGTGTCTTTAACTCGGATGGCCGCGTCCTTGCTGCGCTTGATGTTACTCGGTGAGTAATTTCTGCTCAGAACAATCTGACAAATTTTTCCGGCAACAAACCGCTCATAGGCGGCAAACACATTATGCCGCATCATCCGGCGCATGAACTCTACCGGGTTAAATGAGGAGTTGTCAGGCTGCGGCGTCCATTTATCGAAAGTTCTGGGCGGCCTAGGATTATCTTGGCTCTCCTTGTTGAGTTCTTCACGCATGACGATCAAAAGTTCGTGACAGTCATCAGTATTGCTTACGGCGCGAGATAGATTCAAATGCATCATGTTCTGATCCATCTCGGGGATGCTTTCAAAGCAGTCCAATATGACCTCTGAAATTCGCTCAAGCTTCGCGTGATCACCAACGATCTGACGATTTCTAATGTCTGCGCATACATTAGAGATGTAGCCTACGTGCCTCTGAACTGCACCGAAAATGCCCATCATCAATAGCATAGGTAACCAATTGATTTCAGCCGGAATATCAACGCGTTCAAGTCCAGCTACGTCTGCAATCCGGCCCCTCTCAACTACAGTGGTTGTTTTCAGGCCGGACAGCTCGCCCGAACCGATGGTCATAAGGCTCGTTGGGGACCCTTGCTTATAAACGACGCGATAGAAGTCTTCGCCGGTTGAGCCTTGGGTATTTTTGAGGAAGTAGCTGTACACCTCGCCGGCCCAGGGCGCGTCCGAGCAGTACACCGGCTTTTCGATGAGGCTCCTTAGATGAGGGGCCTGTTGGAACAGGGATTCGATTTTCTTTTCCCACTCAAGCTCTCCCTCTTCCATACGTAGTTCCTTCAGAAATTTGATCAGTTGCTGAATAGAGGGGGTAAAATAGCTAAACCCGGGTCAAAGATTATGCAATAGCTCTGCAAATGCATGGAAACAAAATTCGTCGCGACGAACGGTTCTCAAGAATGCTTTTTCACTGGTCTGATGCCGACCCAGGCCCTAGAAAAACAAGTTAGCGCGGACGATGGTTTACTCGCTCTGACTCAGTCCCTCAAGTCTCAGGCCGTTGAGTTGCATTATGTACAAGCATTGATTGAGATGGGTCACGCTTTTTAAGGAGCCGAGACACTTGGTCAGACCATAATAAGGGAGGGTTGACAGCCAAATCATTCACGGTTGTGCCACTTGGAATGGTGTCGTCCAATATTGCGCGAATTAATTGAGGAGCCAAGATCGTAAGATTAAGTATGCGGGCGATGTAGCTTAAATCTATGTCCTCCTTTGCAGATAAATCCTTGAGGGACGCCGCCTCACCAGATTCCAGCATCCGACGCCAGCGTTCCGCCCGGCCCAGCGCACGCTGGAGCGCGGTCGGCTGAGCATCCCAAGGTCGTCTGGCAGTCTCCGGCCCGGTGAGCTGGACCAGTTTCCGGTAACCCCGCTTCGTGATGCGGAGCGGTACATCGAAGGCGATGGAACCGTCGCTACCGGTAGAGATCTCGACTTTGATTTTACTCATGCGGACACCTCAACGGCTGCGTGCTGCTCAAGTTCGCGGACAAAGGTGGTCAGGCCCAGCGGGCGCAATCGCAATTCGGCGCGATCTTCGTGGACGACGATCCGCTCGATCAACAGTTGGAGCATCTGCGCCTGCTCGTGCCCGGCAAGGTACCCCCAGATCTCATGCAGGCGCAGCATCGCTACCATGATCTGCGGCTCGTCCAGACTGGCGTCCAGGGCGACGGCCTGCGGCAATATTGCGGAAATCAGCTCGGGCGCGCGCAGGACACTTCGCAGTTGCTCGATAACTGCGGCTTCAAGCTCACCTGCAGGAACGCGAGGTAGCTTCAGCAGCTTGGCGCTCTCATGTAGCGCTCGGGTGTGGACGTAGTAGCGGTACGTTCGCCCATTGCGCTTGGTCGTATGCCAAGGCGTCATGGCGCGGCCATCTGCGGCGAACACCAAGCCCCGCAGAGGGAAGGGAATCTTGGGCGCGTCCGGCGACGGTAGCGCGCGCGGCCGGGTCGCGGTTGCCGCCTGCGCCTTAGCCCAGAGCTCGGGATCGATGACGGCTTCGTGCGAATCGGGGAACCACTGCGTGCCGTGGCGAAGCTCCCCAACGTAGGTGCGGTTGGCGAGCATCTTGTACAGCAGGGACTTGGCGATGGGCTTGCCGACGATTTGTCTTCCGTTCCGGGTAGTCCAGACCTTCGAGGTCGCCCCACGTTCGCGTAATGCCGCCACCAGCTTCGCCGTTGGCATGCCTGCGGCGACTTGCTGAAAAATCCAGCGGACCAGCGGCGCCTCTTTGGGGTCGACCACCAGCCGGCGGTTTTGCAAGTCGTATCCCAGTGGGGGAACGCCATGCATCCATAGGCCCTTCTTCTTGCTTGCGATCATCTTGTCGCGCGCACGCTCCACGTCCAGTTCGCGGTCGAACTCGGCGAACGAGAGAAGAATGTTGAGCATGAGCCGACCCATCGCATCGGTCGTGTTGAACTGCTGGGTCACGGCGACGAACTCGACCTCGTGCGCGGTCATGTGCTCCCACAGCCGGTGAAAGTCGCGCAGACTTCGCGAAAGCCGGTCAATCTTGTAGGTAACGACGATGTCGATCTTGCCGGCGCGGATATCGTCCAGCAGGCGTTCCAACGCGGGGCGAGACAACGTAGCCGCCGAGTAGCCAGCGTCGTCGTAGTCGTCCGCGACGGGAATCCAACCCTCGGCGCGGCGGCTCGCAATAAAGGCTTGGCCTGCGTCGCGCTGGGCTTCGATGCTGTTGTACTCGCGCTCCAATCCCTCCTCGGTGGACTTGCGCGTGTACACCGCGCAGCGCAGACGACGTGAAATCTCCGGAGCGCTCATCGCGGGCCGCCTTTCGGCTTAGTGCCGGCGCCGCGCAGACCAAAGAACACTGGCCCGGACCAAGGCGTTCCGGTGATGTGCTTGGCGAGCGCGGATAGGCTGGTGAAGCTCTGGCCGCGATAATCGAAGTTGCCGTCGGCCTTAACCGTCACGACGTGGTCATGCCCGGCAAAATGCCGGATCAGCACCGACCCCGGCATCGGCTTGCCGTTGCGCACGCGGGGAGGGAGCTTACCTTTGTCGACCAGGAGGTCGATCCGTGCACGGTTTGCATCGAGTGCGGCTGCATGGTGCTTCGACCATGCGAGTTCTTGAAGTCGGTACGCTATGCGCCGTTCAAGGTGGCGGCGGTGGTCGACAGGCGGATCATTCTCGAACAGTTCGGACCATTGCGCCTTCAGATCGCGCATGGTCATCTTCCGTAGCGCGACGACGCGGGCCACGGTCGCTGCTGGCATTGCTGGGATTGCTGGCATGTCCTTTTTCATCGGTGGGTTGGACCCGGTTTGAAGGGGTGGACATGGACGCTTCCCGCGCGCGGTTTAGCAACCCCCTTCTGCGTCCAACCTGCGGGCTTCTCGTCGCTCCGGCACCGCGTCAGCGCGAGCGCGAGTAGGCGAGCGATCTCGGCTCGCCGCCGTTCGGTAGTCGTATCCGCACTGGTCAGACCTGGTATGTTCACGGTGCTGCCCGGCGCTCGCCGAACGCTTGCTCATAGCGCAACACATCATCGAGACGGTATCGGATGCTTCCGCCGACCTTGATGTACTCGGGGCCGAGGTTGTTGCTCCGCCATTTGCGAACGGTGCATTCGGTCAGCTGCCACCGGTCTGCGAGTTCGGACGATCGCAGCAGTTTGTCGGAAGCGAGCGGCGGGGTAGTGGATGCAGGCACGCATATCCTCCAGAAGGAACATGCGCGCAACGCTATGCGTGCCCAACGGCTCCGTCGAAGGCAGGATTTCGCTAACCGGGGCTAATCGAAGCCAACCGGGGCTAGCCGGAGTTAGATGCAGGTCGGTCGCACGGTAGAGGGGGGCGTTCCTGCAGTTCGGCTTGTATCAGATGGCCCTGCCGGTCGAGCCAGCGGGCGACCCAGCCGGCTGCCGCGGCTTCGGTGCGGAACGGGCAGTCGATCTGGAAAGCCCGCGCCTGGTGGCGACGAATAGTAGCTGTGCAGCCGTGCACATTTTTTCCGATAGAAGCTAACCATACCTCTGGGGCCAGATCGGGTACGGCGATATGGTGCTGCGCCAAACCCAAACCGGCCTGTTGCCAGTGAAAACCCGCTGGAAGATGGACATCCGTAGGTGCGGAGAGCGTCGTCATGAGGGAAACGTAAACCTCGCTCGTCGCATGAAACGCGACAAAGCTTCCCGTGTATTGAAAGTTAGCTAATCATGAATAACGTAGGCGTGGGGACGCCTTCTCTATCGTTCGGCGGTGGAAAATCAGCGCCCACGCGCGCGTTAATGGATAAAGCAGAACTACAGGGGAGTTGAATGAAGTTGTCAAACGAACAACGATTGGTAGTGGCGATGCTGGCTGGCATCCAGCGAAAGCTGGGTATCGGCGACCACGATGACGAAGTCGACCCGGACTTCGTTACAGAGGCTCTCTACCAAGGCCAGGAATGGTCGCTGTTGGAACGTTATGCAGGTCTGTTCCACAGCGAGCCCACACCGCCGCACGTCGCAAAGGTCAGGATGCATATCCTGATGTGGTCGGTGCTTGAGGAAAGCTATGAAGCGCTTCCGCGCGCGGATCAGGCGCGGATCATGGCGAAGGTCGGACCGAGCGCGTGTCCGCCACGTTTTCCGGGATATGACGGCAGGGAGGAGCAGCTTCTTCTTGTGACCGCTAGGTATCTTATTCTTAACCTACATGAGTATCCGAACCTCGCGGACCGAGCAGACTTCAACTCGGGATGCAGGATGCTGCCGCGCTATGAAGCGATGATCGAGCTATTTAAAGAGGAAACCGCAACCGACGAAGTCGGCCACCTGCTGTCTGCCGATCAGATTGCACGTCTGCTTACAGCTACAGCCTGAGATTGAAGCTCCTCGACCGGTCATGCCGGTCGAGGAGTAGCCGGTTGCTCCCTTACGCTTCGGAATTTCGCAGTTCCTCCAGCATGCGCAGCGCGCGGGTACGGCTGATCTTACGAAGGGAGGCGACCTTGATCATCGATGCGACGCTGGGCTTTTCGCCCGCCTCCCACCGATAGATCGACCACGGACGGACGCCGACCAGGTCCGCCATCCCTGCAGCGGACAGGTCGAACTTCTCGCGCAGTTCGATCAGGTTCTTGGTGGAGTACCATGCCTGCGCCTCTTCGCCGCTGATCTGAGCCGGATGATTGACCCTTGAAGGCAGGGCCACTTTGGCCGACGCCTTCTTCGACGCCGTCGAGCGCGTCGCCCGCGCCGGTGCCTTGAGGGCCGCCAATTCCTTCTTGTACGTCTTGATCCGCTTCATCAGCGGTGCGACCACTAGACGCGCTTCGCGGCGAGCGATACGGGTGACGTCTTGCCTCAGTTTGGTTTCCATAGTTTTGCCTTCTCTTGCAGGGGTAGTGGGGTGCGGTTTTCCATCGGTCCGGTGGGTGGTCATCGACGTTCGCCGCGCCGTGGACGAGGCGGCGGCGCCGGGTTACTGCACGTCGCGAATCCAGACGAAGCCATCGGCGATGCCGATCACCTCGCGGAAATCACGACGCGAGCAGATCTGGTGCAGGCTGCGGACATCGCCTTCATAGCCTGCGTCGTTGACCGCATCGGCGAGGCGCCGGTGCGGCTGGTTGCGGATGTGCGCTCGGGCAATCGACGCGACGAACAGTCGCTGTTTGCCCCATAGGCGGACGGTTCGGCTGTTCACGCGGAGCCACGCGTTGTCCGGCCCGAGTTCGAACCAAAGCTGCTGGTCGGATTTCAGCGTCGGGTGCAGGAGCAGCTTGCGCGCTTGGTTAACGCCGCGCAGGTAATGCTCTATCAGCGTTTCGCGCTCCAGCCAGAGTCCTTGCGCGTCGAGCTTGGCGACCGCGATCAACGGGATGACCACGCGCCCAGCACTGTTCAACTCCTCCTGCTCGATGCGGCTGCCTGCAAGCGCTGGCGTCGGTAGCCGACCGCGTGGGATTCGATGTCCCGCTTGCGCAGTACACGCAAGCGCAGGCGACCCAAGTGATCGAAGCGGTCACCTGCGCGTATGAAGCTTCGATACGCCACCGCTCCAACCCGCGTGTCTCCGACGACGCTCCATTCGACGACCCGATCCCCTTCTAGACCACGTCAGCGCCATGCTCGATTTCAACTCCCACGACGTGTCCGAACACCTGGGATCGCTGATCGACGTGGCGCTGGAGCGTAGCGCCGCTGCGGAACCGGCGCGTCCCTACCTTGGCGCTTCCAGTCTGGGCGAGGAATGTTCTCGCCGCCTGCAGTTCCAATTCTTCGACACACCCAAGGACGTCGGGCGGCATATTCCCGGTCGCGTCCTTCGCGTATTCAAGCGCGGACACCGCATGGAAGATTGGATGGCGGACTGGTTGCGCCTGGCCGGCTTCGAACTGCGCACGCACACCGAAGCCGGAGGCCAGTTCGGATTTAAAGCCGCCGATGGGCGGGTGGCCGGTCACGCGGACGGCATCATCGTCGCCGGCCCCGCCAGCTTCCGCTATCCCATGCTCTGGGAGAACAAGGCGGTCGGGACCAAGACGTTCCGCGACCTGCAAAAGAAACGGCTGGCCGCGAGCCGTCCGGTCTACGCTGCGCAGGTCGCGCTCTACCAAGCCTATCTAGACCTGCACGAACACCCGGCGCTGTTCACCGCGGTCTGCGCCGACGACATGGCCATCTACGCCGAGCGCGTGGTCTTCGACCGAGGGCTGGCGCAGCGCGCGTCCGACCGTGCGGTCGAGATCTTGCGTGCCTGCGATGCCGGCGAGGCGCTTCCCCGCATCAGCACGACCCCCACCCACTACACCTGCCGATCCTGCCCCTGGCAGGACCGATGCTGGAGTCTGCCTCATTGAGCACCTGGAACGACTTCAACGACGCCGAGGCCGCATCGGCGCCGGCACCACCCGCATCGCAGCGCGACGCCGTGCGCAGCGAGCTACTGCTGCGCTTGCAGGGCGTGCTGCACGACCTGTATCCGAAAGGTAAAGCACACCGCGGCAAGTTCACGATCGGCGATATCCACGGCGCCACCGGGGACAGCCTCGAAGTGGCGCTGGCCGGCGACAAGGCCGGGCTGTGGAACGATCACGCCACTGGCGAGGGCGGCGATGTTTTCGACCTGATAGCGCAGCATTTCGGTCTGGACGCTCGGCGCGACTTTCCTGCCGTCCTGGACCGTGCCGTCCAACTGCTGGGGCGTGTCCCGCTGCCGGCGCCGGCAACGCGGCAACGCCGTCGCGCCGAACCGGCGATGGACGAGTTGGGGCCGGCAACCGCGCGCTGGGACTATCTCGACGCCGATGGCGAGCTGATCGCCTGTGTGTACCGATACGATCCGCCCGAGGGGAAGCAGTATCGCCCTTGGGACGCCAAGCGCCGTAAGCACCAGGCGCCGACGCCGCGGCCGCTCTATAACCAGCCTGGACTCGCCGCTGCGGTCGAGGCGGTCCTAGTCGAGGGGGAGAAGTCCGCCGACGCCCTCATCGAGCGTGGCTTCTGCGCCACAACCGCGATGAACGGCGCCAACGCGCCGATCGACAAAACCGATTGGCTGCCGCTGGCCGGCAAGCACGTCCTGATCTGGCCGGACAAAGACCGGCCTGGCTGGGAGTACGCCATGCTGGCGGCGCAAGCGGCATTCCGGGCCGGCGCCGATTCGGTGGCCGTGCTGCATCTGCCGGAGGATAAGCCGCAAGGCTGGGACGCCGCCGACGCTGCCGCGGACGGCTTCGACATCGAGGGCTTCATCCGCGCCGGCGAGCGGACGTTCTTGTCGGCGGGCACCGACGAGGCGCCTCCGAGCGTGGACTTCGAAGGGCTGGATTGGACCAGCGACGATGGCCTGGGCTTGGCCTTCAGCCGGCGCTACGCCGAGGATTGGCGTTACTGCGCCGCATGGGGCCAGTGGTTGAGCTGGACCGGCTCGCGATGGAATCCCGACCGCACCCTGGTCGTGCAGCATCTCGTGCGCGGCGTCTGCCGAGCGGCTTCCGCGCTGGCCGAGCGGCCCTCGCAGCGATCCAAGCTAGCCTCATCCTCGACGGTAGCGGGCGTCGAGCGCTTGGCGCGCAGCGATCCGCGACACTCGTCGTCGGCGCAGGAGTGGGACAGCGATGTCTGGGCGCTCAACACGCCCATCGGCACGGTCGACCTGCGCACCGGCGCGATGCGCCGGCACGCGCGCGCGGATCGGCTAACCCGGATGGCGACGGCGGGCATGGGGCGCGACAGCCCGCTGTGGCGCCGCTTCCTCGCCGACGTCACCGGCGGCGATGAGCAGATGCAGACCTATCTGCAGCGAATGGCCGGCTACTGCCTGACCGGCGTCACGACCGAGCATGCGCTGTTTTTCCTTTACGGCACCGGCGCCAACGGCAAGTCCGTGTTCGTGAATACGCTGACTTCGATCCTCGGCGACTACGCCACGAGCGCGCCGATGGACACGTTCATGGAAAGTCGCGGCGAGCGGCACCCGACCGAACTGGCCGGATTGCGCGGCGCGCGCTTCGTGTCCGCCGTGGAGACGGAGGAGGGCCGACGCTGGAACGAATCCAAGCTCAAAGCCATCACCGGCGGCGACAAAATCATGGCGCGGTTCATGCGCCAAGACTTCTTCGAGTACATCCCGCAGTTCAAACTCGTAATCGCCGGCAACCACAAGCCGGCCATCCGCAACGTCGACGAGGCGATGAAGCGTCGCCTGCATCTGGTCCCGTTCACGGTGACCGTGCCGCCGGCACGCCGCGACCCCGAACTGGCGCAGAAGCTGCTGGGCGAACGCGACGGCATCCTGCGCTGGGCAGTCGACGGCTGCCTCGACTGGCAACAGCACGGTCTGGAACCGCCCGCGAGCGTCAGCGACGCCACGCAGGACTACTTCGAAGACGAGGACGCGCACGGCCAGTGGATGGCCGTGGCCGGCGCCCTCGATCCCAACGCCTTCGCGCTCAGCAGCGACCTGTACGGAAGCTGGAAAGTCTGGGCGGAGGAGAACGGCGAGTACGTCGGGTCGATCAAGCGGCTGATTGCCGCGCTGGCGGTCCGCGGCCTCAAACCGCATCGCAACTCCACGGGCCAACGCGGCCTGATCGGCTTTCGTCTACTGCCGCGCAGGACGCCGCGCGTCTGAATTCGTGCTCTGAAAAATCAACGGCTTGTCAGATCTGACACGGTTGCTAGTTACCCCCCACACGTGCGCGCACACGCGCACATATAGGGAACAACCGGAAGCCGCGTCAGATGTGTCAGCCCACCCAGGAAAGGATCATGGACCTGAATCCAGAACTAGAAAAAATCGTGGCTGAGTTCGAGGAAGAGTTCGGCCGACTGCCCAATGTCGCCTCCCCGGAAAAACTGTTCGCGAAATTCCGGAAATGGTCGGATCGAAATGCGAATAGCAGCGACGACATGCGTCTGTTCGGCATGCATCTGGCGGAGGAGGGCTATCTCCCGTGCCGCAATGCGGACGGGTCGCTTTGCTTTGTCTATCTCGGCTACGAGCCTCCGCGCAACGGAGAGCGCGCATGAGGACGATTCTGGCTCTCGACCTTGGCACGACGATGGGCTGGGCGCTGGCCCGTCCTGGTCAGGTCACCAGCGGCATCCAGACGTTCCGGCTAGGTCGCTTCGAAGGCGGCGGCATGCGCTATCTGCGATTCGGGCGGTGGTTGGACGAGGCAGCGGGCTTCGTCGGCAAGATCGAGGCGGTCTACTTCGAGGAAGTGCGGCGGCATCTGGGCGTAGACGCCGCGCATGCCTACGGCGGCTTCTTGGGCCAGTTGACGGCTTGGTGCGAGCAGCACGGGATTCCGTACCAAGGCGTTCCGGTCGCTACGATCAAGCGACACGCCACGGGCAAGGGCAACGCGACGAAGGCCGCCATGATCGCCGCGATGGAGCGGCGCGGCCACGCGCCGAGCGACGACAACGAGGCGGACGCGCTCGCCTTGCTGCACTGGGCTCTGGCGCAGGGACCGGAAGCATGAGTGCGATTTGGACGGTCCAGCGGGTGACCGATCGCTTCCATGAGGCGGCCGTTACCGCGCGCCGCTTGCCGCCGGCGCGGGTGCAGGGCTACGCCGCCTTCTGGCCGGACATCAACCGCCAGGCCTGGGAGGGCTATGCGGACGAGCGGATCGTGCTGCGCTTCGCGGCATCGCCCGGTGCGATCGACCGCTTCGGCGAAACCGTGCGTTGGCTGCAATGGCTGGACGAAGAACAACGCCGACTGATCTGGCTGCGCGCGCAGTACGTACCGTGGCGCGAGGTCTGCACACGCACCGGCTTGGTCCGAAAGACCGCATGGCGTCGATGGCAGCACGCGCTCAACCTGGTCACCGTCCATCTCAACGACACGCTGCCTCGCATCCTTGCGCCCGGCACGGGGGATTATCTTTCGGCAGACGCGGCTAAGCGCGGCTAATCAGCGCTCGGGGAACAAACACCGCTGTCCCAAAAAGCCGGTCTTTGGCCTAGTCTGATCCCCATGCTGAGCGCGCTGTGCCATGACGCGGCGCGATCGCTAGGGCCAGCCCGGAGTGCCTCCGCCGCCTCCTCCGCTTCGGGCTGGCCCGCCTTCTTCGTGGCTTCGTAAACGTGGATTTCAACCGTGGCGGATGCGAATGTTGGATTCAACGGTAAGAGCCCGGCGGCTCAATCGAGAGGCGCCTGAGCCCAGGCCTGTCTGGGATCAGTCCGGCTGATCGAACTGGAACTCCGAACCAATAAAGACACCTACACTGAACTGGTCCTTGCTAGTCCACCCCAGACGAAGCCCGCTTGAGAAACCGCCCGAAATTGATCTGGCTAGATAGATTGGTGCGTCAGCGCCGGTGTCATGGCTGCGAAAATCATGGGTAATCTTGAGCGCTGCTCCCATCTTGCCGAACGCTTTTCGCACTTCCAGCGATCCCAGAACTTTCTCCTGCTCGGAGGGTGAGCCATAGTTCCCCGTCACACACTCGAGAACAGTTCCTGAGATGGGCGGGCAGATCGTACGAGAATCCGCCGCTTTAAATGCGCGTTCGTAAGAGATCTCGGCCCCGAAGTACATGTCGTGTGAGGCTCTGGGAACAATTCCGCCAAACAGGCCGATGCTCCAGGGGACTTCATGTTGAGTTTCGCTAGAGATTGTTCCGTTCTTTATGAAGTCGAAATTTTCACTTCCGATCTTAGCAAAGCCCCCGTAAGTGACTCTGGGGGCGTTTGGGTCCCAGTACAACGCCTCAAAGTCTGGATACAGGTGTAGCTTTCCCAGTTCTCTCAGTCGGTCTTTGATAACTCCAAGATCGTTATCTTTATTAGTATCGAGCCCGACAGCTAGGAACATGTCGGCCATCTGCTTGGTTGGCGTTCCGTCTGGAAGTAGCGGCGTACGCATGCCGGTGACCACTAGTCTGCTGGCCCGTAGTGAAAGCTCGAAAGCATTCGCGAAGCCATCAAGCGTTCCAAGACTGGTAGCGCCGCCATCCTTATTGAGTGGTGCAGATGCCGTGATGGAAAGTGACTTGAAGGAGCGCTCGGTGCCTTTGACTACTCCAGATCCGGTTCGGGACAATTGGAGAGCTGCCTTGCTGTTCTTGTCCGATGCGCTGAGTTCGAATCGAAGCTTGTTCCCACCGTTGTCTGCACCCCCAGAAAGCAGCGGCGGCGGTGTTGTACCGAAGACCGCACTTTCGCTGTACGCAATGCCGGACTCCTTTTTGTCGTTCTGAGCGTGCAGTGGCGATGAGAACAAGCTTCGCTCTAGATCAGCTGAAGACGCTAAAGGCAATGCGCAGGAGGCTATGTTGACCCTATTCGCTCCCAGTTCCTTGCATACCTCCGTCAGAACCTCTCTACGCACTTCAGCTCGGGCCTCCGAGATCATCTTTGCCACTTCGGCTCGCTGCTCGACCGTCAAGGACGTTTGAGCCGTAGCATTAAGTGAGAATGCAAGAAGCGCTAGTACAGCCAAGCGTATGGTCATCGGGGTGGCCTCAAACATCGAAGCGCCGGCCGCCGCCGCCTTGAGATTCGCCTGTTGGTATTTTCGACTTCTCAACCTTTATGATTTCAGCGCCGGAGGAGTCTTTTGCAACGATCGAAATTCCCTTGCCAGGCAATCCGACCATCCACCACATCAATGCGTGGCGCGACTTCGCGGCAAGTCTGATCTCGGCTTTTCCGGATTGGAAAATGAGATCGATGTCGCCAACGGTAACCCAGTAGCCTGCGATCCCCTCGTCGTTCGTGACGGTGAACGTAATGCGTCTCATGCTGCACCCCCTGTGCTGATGGACTCAGAAAGGGTGAACGTACATTTGCTGAGGTTCCGGTCATGCAGCGCTACGTCCCAGCCAGGGTATGTACAAAAGGCTCGCAGCTGATGTTGGAAGTGCCGCCTGACGAAGCCCCCGCGAGGCTGCTGCTCCTCATGCTCCGCGAGTGCTTCAGGGCCTCGGCTCCGGCCAACCCCGGTCTACGACAGTCGCGTCAGACAGTGGGACTACTATAGCGCCACCGCTGCGACGCACGAGGTGGCTAATAATTCGCCAGGGTCCTTCCTGGCGGTCAGGACGAGCGGGGGGCGTAGCCGCAAAACCCCGCTAGTGTCAAATCTTTCTTCCGGGTTTGCAGCCGCTGCAAACCTTGGTTCGCATCGGTATCGACCTTGACCCTCCAGATCGAACAGCGCCCCATCGGGGCGCTCATTCCGTATGCGCGCAACGCGCGCACGCACTCTGACGCGCAGGTCGCGCAGATCGCCGCGAGCATCTTGGAGTTCGGCTGGACGAATCCGATACTGGTCGATGGCGCCAACGGCGTCATCGCCGGTCACGGTCGGTTGCTCGCCGCGCGCCAGTTGGGCCTGGACATCGTGCCGGTGATCGAACTGGCGCATCTGACCAGCGCGCAGAAGCGCGCCTACATCTTAGCCGACAACCGCCTGGCCGAGAACGCCGGTTGGGACGACGAGCTGCTGGCCCTGGAGCTGGCGGAGCTGCGTGACGCCGAATTCGACCTGGATCTGATCGGCTTCTCGGACGAGGAGATCGATGAGCTGCTGGGGATCGGCGAAGACGCGGGCCTGACCGACGAGGATGCGGCGCCCGAGCCGGAGCCCGAGTCGGTATCCAAGCGAGGCGACGTATGGATCTGTGGCAACCACCGCGTGGTCTGCGGCGATGCCACGTCGGCCGACGACTACGCCGCGCTACTGGGCGGCGAGTTGATTGACATGACGTTCACCGATCCGCCCTACAACGTCGACTACGGCAACAATCCCCGCGACAAGATCCGAGGAACGCAGCGCGAAATCCTCAACGACAATCTCGGTACGGACTTCGGCTCGTTCTTGGAGAGCGCCTGCCGCAACCTCCTGGAGGTTACGAAGGGTGCGGTGTACGTCGCGATGTCGTCTTCCGAACTGGATCGGCTGCAAGTTGCCTTCCGGGCTGCTGGTGGTCGCTGGTCGGACTTCATCATCTGGGCGAAGAACCACTTCGTGATGGGCCGTGCCGATTATCAGCGCCAGTACGAGGCGATCCTTTACGGCTGGCGAGATGGCAATGACCGCTTCTGGTGCGGCGCGCGCGATCAGGGCGACGTCTGGTTCATTGACCGGCCTGCCCGCAGTGAACTGCATCCAACGATGAAACCGGTGGCGCTGGTTGAACGAGCGATCCGCAACAGCAGCAAGAGCCGCGACCTGGTGCTCGATCCATTCGGCGGTTCGGGCACGACCATGATCGCCTGCGAAAAGACGGGGCGACGAGCGCGGTTGATCGAACTCGACCCGAAGTACGTCGACGTCATCGTACGTCGATGGCAGAGCTTTTCAGGCAAGAATGCTTTGTTGTGCTCCAGTGGACAGACCTTTTTGCAGATCGAATCGGAGCGTTGTTCTTCAGAGCGGCACGAAAGTACTTCCCTTCAGTGAGCCGACAACAACATCGACTTGTCCGGGATCGCTTGACGTAGATGAAAGAATCTTCTTAATCGATTTAGCTTCGGATCGACTGAATTCAAGGTCGTCGACGTCGAGAGCGGGGGGGAGAAGAACAATAAATAGGAGGCGCACTTTGCCAATCATAGGGAAGGCCGACTGAGCGATGGACAATCTCATTTGCAATTCGCTCAAGTGATATGCATTGGCAGACTCCTGAGTAATTGCAACAACTTCTACGGAAAAGATAGATCCGTCGCGGACAACGGCTAAGTCGGCGGGATAGTCTGGTGGCGTGGGGACTTCTGAGAAGCCAAGCGATCTAAGCCAGTTTTCGACAGCCCGCATTGAGAGGCTAGCGGGTTTGACTATCGGATGAACACTCAGTGGGGGGCGTGGAGCTTCAAGCCTGCTTGCGTCAGCAGCTTCCACTTGATCGATAGCTTCCGGAGAAATTCTCTCCCTAAGATGGTCGTTGATCTGACTCATAAAATCGGGTAGCCGAACTATCCATGCCAAAGGTATGCCGCCTTCGCTAGCCAGCTCGCGTAGAAGCTCAGGGTGAGGGCCGACAATTACTTTGTCTCTTATTCGCCACCAATCGCTCTTCTTCTCAAGTGTTACGAAGATGAGCTTGCTGATCACCTTTTCTTTGGCATGATTTAGTAGCTGCTGCCACAAGAGTAGATCCCCGAACTTGTTCGTATACACGAGTCCGGCATGTGTATAGCGGTCATCATCCTTCGACTCGTCTTCGAAGCCCGGCGGTATCTTGTGGGCGTACCTTACGACGCCTTCTTTGCAAAGTTCGTCAATGGCGGATTGGTTTGGAAAAGGTTTTCCCACCCTTCCTTCGAGGATGCCGTCTAAAGCGTCGCGAATTGGATCGTCGACCGTGATCGTCAGCTGAGTGCGATGCGCCTTATGCAGAACCTCACATGTGGCATCAAGCGCTCTTTGCAGATTGTCAATAACCGCATCTGGATCTACGTCAATTCCGCGCTTCCCAAGTTCAAGATCCTTTATCTGTTCGATAAGGTAGTTGATCTTGCTTCTCGTCGCCTCTAATGCCTTTTCCGTTCGATCACGTTCAGATGCGATTGCGCGAAGTCTGTTCCTCTGGAACTCAAGAGCTACTTGATGAGGAATCCAAATGCGTTGCTCAAGCTCCTTCAACAGGCCCAGTAGAGCTTCGCGTCCGTCCTTTGGCAGCCCGTATAGCTCCAATAGCACGTTCGCATCTAAGACGATCGTTGCCTCTCGCCAGAGGCTTTCAAGATCGGCTGCCGTTGGCTGATAGAACTCTGGTAGCACGTCCCTCATGACATCCTCCGTGATGGGGCGCTAGATCGGTTGTAGAACACCGCCGGCCCACAGCATGAGCGAGCCGAACCAGCCGCCATTGAATAATCTATAAATGCCAGCGTACTACAACGAGGTCGATCCGTACCTGTGTCAGTGGCTAAGGAACCTCATGAAGGCCCGTTTGATTCCACCCGGCGATACTGATGACCGAGACATTCGATCTGTCCCCGCGGACGACATCCGCGGCTATAACCAATGCCACTTCTTTGCCGGTATCGGCGGGTTCGCCTACGCCGCCCGGCTCGCGGGCTGGCCGGACAGCGCGCCGCTGTGGACCGGCGGCTTCCCCTGCCAGCCGTTCAGCGTCGCCGGCAACCAGCGCGCGCAAGCCGACGACCGCCACCTCTGGCCGGAGCTGCATCGCCTTATTGCACAAGCGCGACCCGCTCTATTCTTGGGCGAGAACGTTGCTGGCCTCATCCCGCTGGGGCTCGACGGAGTTCTGTCTGACCTGGAAGGCGAAGGCTACGCCAGCCGGGCGGTTGTTGTTCCAGCTTGCGCCGTCGACGCCCCGCACCGCCGAGACCGAGTCTGGATCGTCGGGCGCCGTCTGGCCGACCGCAACGGCCAACGATCCGGAGAAGCGCGGCGACTTTGCGGCCGAGCGACGCAATGGCCTGCCGGGCGTAGCGAAGGCGGTGTGGAGCACACCGCGCGCGAGCGATGGGGAGAAGGGCGGGCCGAACCAGAGCTTCGGCAGCGGCGCGACCCGCCCGCTGCCGGCGCAAGCGGTATGGGCAACACCGACGACGCGGGATCACAAAGACGCGTCGAGCGTTGGCAGCGCGCCGGTCAATGGGATGCTTGGGCGACAGGTCGAACCCTCGCCGGCCGGCGGATTCCTGAATCCGGAATTCGTCTTCTGGCTCATGGGATACCCGCCCGAATACCTCGCCTGCGCGCCGCCGGCAACGCGATCGTCCCGCAGGTCGCCGCCGAGATACTGAGGGCATTGCGCCCCTGACGCCGCGCGCCGCGCGGCGCCGGGGCGAGGCTCACTCTTCGTCCGACGGCAATCCGACGTAGCTGGCGTGGTCGGTCCCTTCGGCCCGGACATACAGCGTCGGCATCCGAGGCGCGACGACCATGATGCAGTGGCCGGGTCGGCTATTGAGTTCCCAGATCCAAGGCTGCGGATTGGTGAAGTCGCGCTCGAACGCGCGATACTCGGCTTGGGTCATGGTCTTGCGTTCTATAACCCATGCCAACTCGGGTTCAACGTAATAGCCACTGAGTTCCCGCATCATGGCGCGATAGTTCTTCGGATTGCGGCTAAACCGAATGCGGAACTGGTAGGGCGGTAGTAGCGTGGTGCTCATCGTGGGCCTCCTGCGGTAGGGAGCCCATGAACGCTTCCACCAAGCTGGAAGCCAAGGGAATCTGCCGGGGTTTCAGGGTGCCGCTCAGGGGGCGGACAGGAATGTCGCCGCAAAACGCAGTGGCATGCGGGTCAGACGATTTCGAACTGGCCGGTTGTACCGTTGTAGCGCAACCTGATGCCGGAACGAATTGGCGTGCATTCGCCCACCCAGAGGTTGAGGGTGTACAGCGCGCGGTAGCAGATCGCCCGCTTCGCCTGCGCCTCGCTCAGCCCAAGGTCCATCAGGTACTGCGCCATCTCGGCGTCCGTCGAACCTTCGTCGTTCGATAACGTGGCTTCGACGGTATGGATAATGCGCGGGGCGAGCGCTACAAGCAGTTCGTCCGGGCCGGTGTGTTGCGGGGCGCTCTTCATCGTGGGTCTCCGTGGTTGGGAGGCCATGAACGCTTCGATTCGAAGGAACATCAAGCGCAACGTACAGCGTTCTACGAAGCGCTGCGTTGTTAGACAACTGCGAGACAGCGAGCCGGGCATTCGCCCGGCTCGGTGCACACCTCACTCCTCCTCGTCGCCGTGCGCGGCGGCGGCGCCCGAGCGCACCTTCGCCTTTTCGGTCGCGATGCGATACACGCGGTCGCCGTCGCCTTCCTTGCTGCTGGTGACGGTGTAGCCCTTCTTCTTCACCGTGCCGGCGAGGAAGCCGCGCACCGAGTGCTGCTGCCACTCCGTCTCGGCCATGATCTGCGCGATGGTGGCACCCTGCGGCCGCACCAGCAGGTCGACGACCTTGGCGATCTTGGTGTCGCCGCGCGCCGCGCGCTTGGGCTTCACCGGCGGGGTGGCCGCCGTCGCCGCGCTGTCGGCCGGTGCGGTGGCGGCGCCATCGGTCAGGCCGGTGTCGGTATCGCTAGCAGATTCGTTGGGCGCCTCGGAGTCGCTGCCGCCCGCACTGTCCGGATCGTCGCCGGCCGGCGCCTCGGCGCCTGCCGCTGCGTAGCCGTCGGCCGTCAGGCGGTAACCGGCGTCGTGCTGCTCGACGAAGCCGTTGCGCAGCAGGCCGCGCACCACGCTGGTGCGGGCGCCGCCGAGCAAGCCGGCAGGGTAGCGTTCGATGCGACCTTCGGTGGCCACGGCCAGTTCCAAAACAGTGCGCTGGTTAGTGCTGAGTTCGATGTTGCTCATGGGTGCTCTCCTAGTTAGGGGTTGGGTAGTGCAGTTCTCGGGCGCGACTGGGGCCGACCCATTCGCCTTCGGGGTCCAGGCCGCGACGGATCAGTTCGTCGCGCGCCCGTTCGTTGAGGTCGAGGGTTCCGTTGGCGGCGGCGACGAGGACCGTCGCCGCGATTGCCTTCAGGAACCAGAGGTCCGCGTCATTCGGCGAGGACATCGGCGACGGTCTTGCTCGGGTACGCACGGCCCAGCAGCAGGTCGACCACATAGTCCCCAGGAATGCTCTGCAGGGCGAGCGCGGCGCGGCGCTGCAATTCCTGTTGCGCCAGTGTGCTGAGGACGCCGCCGGTCAGAGGGCCGAAGTCCGCGAGTACCGATTCGGGGAGTTGGGTCAGGCATTCTTTGAAAACGTCGTTCTGCTTCATCGTGGTGGCCTCCGTGGCCGCGTTGGTGTGGACGCATGAACGCTTCGTTCGCCGAGGAAGCCAAGCGGTTCTCGCGTTGAAGAACGCTCGTTCTCGTTCACGGACAGGTGTCGGACAGCTTCGTCGTCGGCGCAACGAAAATGCCCCGCGTGTGCGTTCAAAGCTGTCCGTTGCCTGTCCGAACACCGCCTGGAATCGCGACGGCGCTTGGCTTCGGCGGCGGATGAAGCGTTCATACGTTCGCCGCGCTGGGCGGCAACGGAGGAAAACCCGCGATGGACGTCGAACACGATCTACGTACCCTTGGCGCGCTGCCGGGGACGATACGGTGGCTGCTGACCGCGCCCACGGATCTGGAGCCGGTGTGGGAATACGGCACCTGCTCCGTGGACGGATGTGCCGCCTTGACCCGATTTTTGGCGCCTTGGACGCGGATTGACCGCGCGCGCCGAATCGACGGCGTCGAACTGCGCGCGCGTGTTGCGGCGGCGAGTGCGGAGTTGGACAGCTGGCATCGACGGGTGCGTGGTGACTACAACCGACGCAAGCGCAAGCCGAAGCGGAGGAACGACACAGTCGCCGCGACGCTGGCGACCGCAGCGCAGCAGATCGAAGACTACTTGCAGTGTCGTCTGGAGTTGACGCCGCGCCAGTGGGTCGCGCAGGCGCTCTCCATGGTTGAAAGGCTGTCCGTGCTGCGGCCCCGCGACCCCGAATACCAGCACGGCATCAGCTTCGCGGTCAGCGGCTTAGAGCAAGCGCTCGGGCAGCTGCCAGAGTAGACGCGGCGTAAGGCGAAGCTGTCAGAACCCTGTCTGCGAACGCGATCGGCGTTTGTTCTGCTTGGCTTTCGTGCGGAAGGAAGCGTTCATATCATCGCCGCAACGACGCGGCGACTACAGGAAGAAACGACATGCTCAAGGTCTCCGCGCGCAGGTTCCGCAACACGGCCGAGATGCTCGCCGATTGTGGGAAGTTGATGAGGGATTTGGTCGATGGCAAGCCGACCACGCCTCTTTGCTCAGAAGAAATGAAGGCGGCGCGGGACATCGCGCAGCAGTGCCACGAGTTGCTCTGGCTTCTATGTGAAAGCGCGTGGATGACGATGGGTGTAGAAGCCGATCCGAAGGAGCTGATGGCGAAGCTCTGGCGGGATGATCAGGAGTCTCCGGGCGCGCTGATGGACGCGCTCTGGATGCCGCACGACGCGGATTGAGCGGGAGAGGTCAGACCCCAGCGCCGACCCGGTGCTGGGGTGTTCCTTCTTCCACTTCCTGTCTGCCGCGTGTCTGCACCGGCGCGCTGTCGCTGGTTCGCTTGATGAAAGCAGAGAAGGAAGCGTTCATGTCCACGCCGCAACGACGCGGCGACCATCGGAAGATCGACATGAGCAATATGTCCTACTGCAAGTTCCAGAATACGCTGAGCGACCTCATCGACTGCAGGAACACCGTCGAAGAGATGGTCACGGGAGACGAGGGCGAGGTGTTTACCCTCAGTCGTGAGGAGGCGCGCGCCGCCGAGAATCTGGCTGAACAATGTTTCGACATCCTGACGCTGCTGTGCGAATACGCGGGCGTCGAGGTGGACCAACACCTGGACGCGCGAGAACTGATGCGGAGCGTGATCGCAAGCCTGCCCCGTCGTTGAACCTGGAGAGGACGCACCCCAGCGCCTAGGCGGGCGCTGGGGTATTGCCTCTTCTGACGTGGCTCCCTTCCTGTCCGTTTGCTGTCTGCACGCCTGGGATGGGCTGAGGTCGCTTGCGATTCGCGCGCGGTGAAGCGTTCATGTCCACGCCGCAACGACGCGGCGACGACAAGGAAAGCGAGATGGGCCCACTGGTCACGAAGTCGAATGCAGATCTGCGCGCGCTGGGCAACCGCATCGAACGGCTGCTGATGTCGACGGTTTCTGCCTTCGAAGCTGAGGTGAAGATGAAGCTGTATGGTTGCTACGGGCTTTCGCACCTGCTGGCGTCCCACTGCATGGGGCATCAGACCGGGCGCTGCGACCCCGAAGTCATCAGCTGGATGGCCGAGGGCTGCGGCTACGAACTAGATCCGCTGGAGTTGGCCATCGAGGAGTCCGACGAATGGTTCAAGCGGCGGCTGATGCCGAGCGAGTTCAGCGCGAATGAGCTGACACTGCGCGCGCTACTGACGCACATCCACCGCTATCTCGAAGGTGACGAGCCGGAGTACAGCGCGCTGCCGGTGGCCGAACTGGACCGGTTGATGCAAAGGGTCAGGCTGCTGGAGGTCTGGGAACTGCGAGACGCCGGCTACCAGAAAGCGTTGTGCGCGGCGCTGAAGAACCTGCAGCGGGCGCGGGACGCGGCGGAATACGAGCCGCGCAACTAGCGCCGCGCCTGAGAGCGCACACCCCAACGCCCGGCAGGGCGTTGGGGTGTTCCCTCTTCCCCTTTCGAATCTGCGCCGAAGGCCGGCGGTCGCGGAGGCCCAACTGCGATTGACCATCTGTGGGTATTTCCATTCGCGCTTACGGGCGCCATCGCGGCGTGTCCGATACGGCCGTCCACAAAGCCATCAAGTCCGGCCGGATTACCGCGTTGGCGGACGGGAGCATCGACGCGGCCCGCGCTGACGCTGAGTGGGCCGCCAGCACCGACCCGGCGCAGTCGACCCTGGGCGCGCGGACCCGCCCCGCGCGGGCGCGCGCGACAGCTGCCGCCTTCGCAGACGACGGCGCGCCTGGCGCGCCGACCAGCAACAGCTACGCCCAGGCCCGAACCGCCAACGAAGTCCTTAAGGCCCAGCACCACAAGCTGCGCATCGCGCAACTGCGCGGGGAACTGATCGACCGCCAGCAGGCGGTCGGCCAGGTCTTTGCTCTGGCGCGCGCCGAGCGCGATGCCTGGCTGAACTGGCCCGCGCGCATCAGCTCGATGCTGGCGGCGGAGCTTGGGATCGACCCGCATGCCATGCACATCGCGCTGGAGCGCGAGGTGCGGCAGCACCTGTCCGAACTTGGGGACTTCGTCGCCCGCCTGGAGTGATCGTTGTACGACGGCTTTGACGACGTTGCGCGCGCGTGGCGCGACGGTCTGACGCCCGATCCGTTCTTGGATGTGTCCGATTGGGCGGACCGCGACCGGGTGCTGTCGAGCACGTCGTCGTCCGAGCCGGGCCGCTGGCGCACCGCGCGCACGCCATATCTGCGCGACATCATGAACGATCTGTCGCCGGCCTCGGCGACCGAGCGCGTCGTGTTCATGAAGGGCGCGCAGGTCGGCGGCACCGAGTGCGGCAACAACTGGATCGGCTATGTGATCGCGTGTGCGCCCGGACCGATGATGGCCGTGGCGCCTACGGTCGAGATGGCCAAGCGCAATTCGAAGCAGCGTGTCGATCCGCTGATCGAGGAGTCGCCGACGCTGCGCGAGCGCATCGCGCCGTCGCGCGCGCGGGACTCGGGCAACACGATCCTCGCCAAGGAGTTCCGCGGCGGCGTCCTGGTCCTGACCGGCGCCAACAGCGCGGTCGGCCTACGGTCGATGCCGGTGCGCTATTTGTTCCTAGACGAAGTGGATGGCTATCCGCGCGACGTGGAAGGTGAGGGCGATGCGGTCGCGCTAGCCGAGGCCCGCACCCGAACCTTCACCCGCCGCAAGATCCTGCTGGTCTCGACGCCGACGATTGCCGGCGCGTCGACCATCGAGCGCGAGTATCTGGCGTCGGATCAGCGCCGGTTCTTCGTGCCGTGCCCGCACTGCGCCCACGCGCAATGGTTGCGGTTCGAGCAGCTGCGCTGGACCTGGGGTAAGCCGCGTTCGGCGCGCTATATCTGCGAGTCCTGCGAGCAGCCGATCGGCGAGCATCACAAGACGGCGATGCTGGCCGCCGGCCAGTGGATCGCGACGGCGCCGCAGAACCGCGGCAAGACGGCCGGCTACCACCTGTCCTCGTTGTACTCGCCGGTGGGCTGGCGTAGCTGGGCCGACATTGCCGCGGCCTGGGAGACGGCACAGGGCTCGGCCACCGCGCTCAAGGCGTTCAAGAACACCGAACTGGGTGAGACCTGGGAAGAGGAAGGCGAAGCCCCGGATTGGGAACGCCTGCTGGAACGGCGCGAAGACTACCGGATCGGCACCGTGCCGGCCTGTGGCTTGCTGCTAGCCGGTGGCGCCGACGTGCAGAAAGACCGCATTGAGGTCTCGGTCTGGGCGTTCGGCCGCGAGCGCGAGACCTGGCTGGTCGAGCACCGAGTACTCATGGGCGACACCGCCCGCAGTGCGGTTTGGGCCGAACTGGCCGGACTGCTGCGCGAGCAGTGGACCCACGCCTCGGGCGCGCTGCTGCCGCTGACCCGGCTCGGCCTGGACACTGGCTACGCCACGCAGGAAGCGTACGCGTTCGCGCGCGACGTCGCCGATCCCCGGCTGTTGCCGATGAAGGGTGTCGGCAGCGGCGCCGCGTTGATCGGCATTCCAACCGCCGTCGACGTGAGCGTCCCGGGCAAACGTCTGCGGCGCGGCCTGAAGCTGTTCGCGGTCGCCGGCGGCATCGCCAAGCTGGAGCTGTACAACGCGCTGCGTCTGTCGATCGAGATCGGGCCGGATGGACAGTCGACGTTCCCAGCGGGCTACGTCCATCTGCCGAAGATCGATGGCGAGTTCCTCCAGCAGCTGACCGCCGAGCACCTGATCACCCGTCGCGACCGGCACGGCTATCCCCAGCGCGTCTGGGAGAAGCGCCGCGACCGCAACGAGGCGCTGGACTGTTACGTCATGGCACGCGCTGCGGCGATGCAGGCCGGTTTCGACCGCTTCGAAGAGCGCCACTGGCGCGAGATGGAACGAAGCCTTGGCGTGCCGGCGTCGACGGCGCCGCCCGCACCCGCCGCTCTACCTACTTCCACGGCCGCCCTTTCGGGCGGCCTTTCTGTTTCTAGCCCGCGCCCTGGGCGCCGGGTCATCTCCAGCCGATTCATGCGATGAGCGATCTTCCTTACACCCACGAGCAATTGCAGGCGCTGCGCTCGGCGCTGGCGCGCGGCGAACGTCGCGTCAGCTTCGGCGACCGCCTGGTCGAGTACCGGTCGGTGGACGAGCTGCTGGCGGCGATCCGCGAGGTTGAGGCGGCCCTGGCCGGTACCGAAGGGCGGCCGCGCAAGGTCCGGCGCCTGCTGACCACGACGTCGAAAGGGTTCTGACCGTGGGTTGGTGGGGAAAGCTCCGGGCCGCGATGTTCGGCGGTTCACCCGTGCACGAGGTCGCCGGCCACGGTCGCCGGTCGCCGAGGCCGCCGCGCGTGCGCGCCGCCAACACGCGCAGACCGGCCAACCCACCGAAGTCTGGGCGCCGGGCTACGACGGCGTGCGCCAGTGCGTCGTCCGCTACATGAAGCCTTCGGACCTGGACGAACTCCTCCGGCGCGGCACGTCATCCCAACTGCTCGGGGTTAGCTACGCCTATGGCCCGCTGTTCCTCAACGCTCGGGGATAAATCGAATGCTTGTGCTGACTCGCAGGCCTTTCCAGGCCATCAAGATCGGAGACGACATCGAAGTGCGCGTGTTCCGTGTGCGGAACGGAAACGTGCGCTTCGCCCTAACCGCCCCTCGCGACGTACTGATCCTCCGCTCGGAACTACTGGACCCCCGTCCGGCGGAGATCCCGTGGCGTGCATCGTGGGGAAAGAAAGCCGCTCGCCGGTTCCCCCCTGGCCCGGTAGAGCGCTGACGGCGGCACGGGAGGCGCCCGCCGGCCAATGGGGCCGGCGGGCAGCGCTCCGCGTATTCCTTCCAAAGCAGGCGGTCCCATGAATATCGAACCCTTGATCTGCCGACACCTGGGCTCGGCGAGCGAATGGAAGCGCCTCGCGTTCATGGCGTCCTGCTGTGAGCCCATGCTGCTGAACTTCCGCCTTTACCACGAAGCCTCGCGGTTGGGGTCGCCCGATCTGCTTCGGCGAGGACTCGACTTCGCTTGGCAGACCGCCCGCGACGATACCGTCGACGGGGAAGCCGACGAGTTGGTCAAGCCGAGCCGCCTGCAAGCGCCGTCTCGGCATGATGAAGGACACTCGTTCGCCCAGGCCGCGATCCAGACCTGTTTTGCCATCTCCCATACGCTGCGTAGCTTGCGCGGCCCTCGCGTTCTGGACGCGTTGGACGTCGCGGACGCCTCGATCTACGCCATCGAGCTGCACTACAGGAACGAGCTATTCCTTACGAAGCGGACCAGGTCGGACCGCGAGTTCCTGCGGCGCACCGAGATCATGCGCCTTGCGAAGAGCCTGGAACGCTTGAGCGCGGCACCGGAGCGCGACCGCCTGAAGGCCGTTGCCCGGCTGCGCTGCTCGGCCCAACGGGCGCCATCCACTCTGGTTCGGGCATGACTTGTGGCAGCAACGGTCTCGTGGTACGAGATAGCTATCCGGGACAGTGCCTGCAAGGCAGTGTTCCCCGGCCCCACGGATCAGGTGGCCGGTCAGCGCTGACATGGAACGGTCCTATGGTGCGCCTTGGCCTCAATCGTGCTCTTGCCGCCCGCCGTCGGGACGCTTCGCCGTGCCCGTTCACTTCTCCTCCCTAGCTCAGGCTTCCCGCCTGTGCTGTACCACCGTGCAACAAGGAGTTGCCTCGTGAAAGCAAGTACGAACCGGCATCAAAGCACCGTGCGGCCCACCCCTTCACCGACCTTCGGCGTACCGCCCCGATGCGTCTTGGCCGTCGCCCTGGCGGTGGCTATCCAATCCCTGCCACTGAGCGCGATCGCGGACGAAACCAATCGGGTCTGGACTACCGACGACGCGGTCGGCAGCCCGTTCCAAAGCGAGTACGCCGTCCAAGAAGCCATCAAGAAGGTGGCCGACCACGTCCCCGACGGGGAGATGCTCAAGTTCGAGAGCGGCCCCAGCCTGATCCTGCGGAACAAGGTCATCTCCTCGATGTCCGTTATGCCACTTCCGCCCAAGACCGGCCCGTGGACCTGGATGTTCTACCCGCGTGTTCTCAATGCCGTCTCGTACGACGATGCACTGGTGAAGACGAAAGCCTTCTACGACAACGAAAGCAGGGTCACCGGCTGCGCTCCGAACACCGTCCTCACCGTCGACCCCAATAGTCGGAAAACCTACTGGGACGACGGGGTGACGCTAAAGCAGGAAAACTACACATTCTCCGTCACCTACCAAAGCGGCGTCTCTGGCACCTGCACGCCCAGTACGTACAGCAATCTGAACATCGGCGGCATCCGCACCGTCAGCTGCCCCAGCCTGATGTCCTGGGACGCGGACAAGCAGGCGTGCGCGGGTGGCCGTTACTTCTCCAACGGCGACACGGCGTATTACTCAGCCCCAGTGCTGCCGCCAGGGCAATGTCCCATCGGCAACCCCTGCGATCCAACGACCGGCGACAAGATGCAGCCGGAAGAGGATTTCGACCTCGGCTGGGTCAGCTTCACCCGCTATTTCCACTCCATGACCTCGACCCCGATGGGCGGGCTGGGCGACAACTGGACTCATTCCCATAACCTGCGCCTGACCTCGGGCACAAACCCGACCAGTTCAAGCGACACGGTGTACGTGGGCTTTATCGAAGCTGACGGCGCGCAGATCTCGTTCACCCAGGTGGGCGATGTCTATGAGAGCGACGACGGCAAAGGGGACCGCGCGGTTAAGGACGGGGATCAGTGGAAGCTCTATCGTAGCGACCGCATTCTGCGATTCGGTGCCGATGGTCGTCTGCTGGAGCAGCAACTCGATGACGGCACCTCCCTGACGTACGGCTACGACGCCAAGCAGCGACTCGCCACCATCACCCACAGCACCGGTCGCAGTCTCGTCTTCGCCTACACCGGCGATGGAGCACGCGACCCGATTGCATCCATCAGCAGCGCCGGCGAGGCCATCGTGACCTACGGTTACACGGCTGGCGGGCAGGTCGAGACGGCCACCTACGCCAATTCGCTGGGTCGGCGCTATCACTACGAGGACGCCCGCTTTCCGCGCTACTTGACCGGCGTTACGACTGAGCTCGGGCAGCGCTTCAGCACCTTCGCCTACGACGACAAGGGCCGGGTGATCTCCAGCCAGCACGCCGGCGGCGCTGACGGCGTGACGTTGAGCTATCCGGCCGAGGGCGGCACCAAGTTCACCAATCCCCTCGGGCAGGTCACTGAACTACAGCTCGCGGACGCGCCGTGGAGCGGAGCCCCACAGAAGATCGGGGGGATCAAGGACACCCGCGGCACGGTCGCCACCACCTACAACGACGAGGGCAGCGACTTCCGCCGCCGCGTAGTGTCCACTACGGATCGCAACGGAATCGAAACTCGCCACACATACGCCGAGGCCACCGATCCGGTGACCGGCGCGTTAGCGCGCACCGAAACAATCACCGAGGCATTCGGAAAGCCAGAACAACGGGTGCAGACGGTCACGACGGACGTCACCACCGGGCGGCTCATCCGTTCGACGGTCGGCAACCAGGAGACCCGCATTGCGCGCAATGCCCGCCTGCAGCCAGTCTCGGTGACTGTGCGCGATACGACCACCAACGAGACGCGAACGACGAGCTACGCTTACTGTGAAGCCGCCGATGTCGCGGCTGCTAACAGTCCCTGCCCTACCCTGGGGTTGCTGAAGTCCATCGACGGTCCGCGAACGGATGTGAATGACATCGTCCGCTTCGAGTACTACGGCAGCGACGACAGCACCTGCGCCACCACACCGGCTCTGTGCACTTACCGTAAGGGCGATGTGCGTCGGACCATCAACGCCCTCGGCCAAGCGACCGAAGTACTGGGTTACGACTCGCAGGGGCGCCTTCTCTCGATAGTCGACGTCAACGGCGTGGCGACCGACTACGAATACCTGCCGCGTGGCTGGCTGTCGGCAGTTAAGCAGCGCGGCGCCGACGACGGCAGCGAGCAAGACGACCGCATTACGAAGCTGAGCTACTACCTCACCGGCCCGCTGGAAACGGTCCGGCGTCCCGACGGCACTTCCACCGACTTTAACTACGACGGCGCACACCGCCTGGTCAGCTTCAGCGACAGCGCCGGATTCGTGCGCTACACCTTGGACAACGCGGGGAATCGCAAGACCGAGGAAATCCGGTCCGCACCGACCCAGCCCGTCAAGAAGACGATGTCCCGGGTCTACAACACGTTCGGTCAGTTGACAGCGCACAAGGATTCGGCACAAAACGCGACGCTGTACGACTATGACCCCAATGGGAATCTCAAGCTGACGACCGATCCGCTCGGCCGCAAAACCCAGTACAGCTACGACCCGCTAGGACGGATATCCGAAACGCTGGCGGACAGTCTCGGCCTGAAGGCGTCGACCAAGGTCAAATACAACGCGCTCGACCAAGTGTCGCAAGTCACCGATCCGAACAATCAGATAACGACCTACGCCTACAACGGATTCGGCGATCAGACCAAACTCACCAGCCCGGACACCGGCGTCACCGATTTCACCTACAACGCCGCCGGCCATCCGGCCACCCGCAAGGACGCGAACGATACCGTCGCGCACCGCTATGCCTACGATGCCTTGAACCGGATCACCGCGGAGTTCTATACCGCATCGGGACCGGCCGACGTCGAGTACACCTACGACGCGGTCAATCCGGCCTGCACGACGGGGGAGAACTTTGCCGTGGGGCGCCTCAGCACCATCCGAAAGAACGGCACCGAACTGAAGTATTGCTACGACCGCTTCGGCCGTGTGACGCGGAAGGATCAAACAGTCGGCGCCCTGACCCTTTCGTTGCGATACACCTACACCAAGACCAACCAGATCAGCAGCATCACCTATCCGGACGGTGGCGTCGTGGACTATGTTCGCGGCCCGGATGGAAACGTACTGGAAATCGGCGTCACCCCGGCCAACGGCTTACGAGCGCCTTTGGTCAAGGGCGCTCTGTACAACCCGCTCGGCCCGGTTGCCAGTTGGACCTATGGTGCCGACACCAGCCGAATCCTGCGCCGTACCTACGATCTGGACTACCGGCCCCAAACCATCCTGGACAGCACCGGCGGCGGCTTGTCGCTGGGCTATGGCTACAACGTCGCCGGCGAGTTGATCGAACTCAAGGACGGGCTGCAGAGTGTCGGCCTCGCAAGCTATGAGTACGATACGTTAGGACGGTTGACCAAGGCCCTCGAAGGCGGCAATGCCATCGAGACGTACAGCTACGATAAGACCGGCAACCGCAAGAGTCTCCTGCATGGCGGCATCACCGACACCTACGTCTACCCGACGACCAATCACCGGCTGAGCAGCGTGGCCGGGGTCGCGCGCGGTTACGATGCCGTCGGTAACACCACCAACATCGGCGGCGCCGCGCGCGAGTTCGTCTACGACAGCAGCGATAGGCTCAGCCAAGTCAAGCAAAATGGCGTCGCCGCCGCGCGTTACCGCTACAACGCACTGGGCGAACGCGTCGGCATCGAGAACGGTGCCGGATCACCGCTGTCCTACACGATATACGACGAATCCGGAAACTGGATCGGAGACTACGACGCCAACGGTGCGGCCCAGCAGCAGGCCATTTGGATCGGCGATGCCCCCGCCGGGCTGCTGGTGGGTCATGGAAGCGCGCAAAAGGTGATGTACGTCGAGTCCGACCATCTCGGCACACCACGATCCATCATTGATCCTTCCCGGAACACGGCAATCTGGACGTGGGATGCCAAAGGTGAAGTGTTTGGCAATGACCCCCCGAACCAGGATCCCGATTTGGATGGAACAACGTTCGTATTCAATATGAGGTTCCCTGGACAGAGATACGATGCAGCCAGCGGCCTTGTATATAACTATCTTCGCGACGGGTATGATCCGAGAACGGGACGATACTCGCAGCCTGATCCGATTGGCTTGAGTGGCGGCATTAGCCTCTACGCCTATGCTGGCAGCAATCCAACTAGCTTCTCGGACCCGACTGGGCTCAAAGTCAATGTGGTTGAAAGCGATCCAAGGATGGCGCGGGCACTCATGAGAGCTTATGGCGAACTCAACTACCGCTCGCAAACGGCCCGCTTCTACAACGGCGCCTTGGAAGCTCGATCCACGGTGTACAAGATCAAATACAAAAAAGGCAAGGCCATGTACTGCCCGCCAAATGGGTCGGGAGAGTGCGAAGGCCACGCATTTACCATCTTCATCGACCCGTGCCACGCCCCGGAACTACCTACGACAGCCGGGGACCAGCCGGTTCCATTCCTGGTCATGCTAATGCACGAACTAGGACATGCCTTTGGGTACAATGACAATGCCGCTGGTACCAACATGCTTGGCGACAACGTCGAATTTGTCGAAAACCCTACTCGCAAGGATCTCGGCTACCCGATGCGCAATTCGTACAAGCCCACCACGAAGTTGGCTCCGGTGGTCGCCACCCCGCCTAAGAAGTGACGTTTTTCAACCATGAAGCGCGTGGCGAAGAGTCAGCGCCCTTACATGCACAGGTGAACTGATGAGAACGGCATTGGCAGTTGCGATGCTTAGTGTTTGCGCAATCGCAAGCGCGCAGGAAATCAAAACAGCACAGCGGGATTTGGCGGATGAAATCGGCTCGATTGATTTGAAAGCTGGAGTTACGGAGAAACAAGCAGGCGCGGCCGCTCTATTCTATTGTGAAAAGCACATAAGCGGTTGCGGCACAACAGATGTACCCGTAAGCGAGAACTCTGACTGGCAAATTACTCCTCGCACGGGAATCGATGGATCGCCCGACAAGGATAAGATCATTGTGGGCAAGCATTCCGGAAAGATTTCGTGGGGCAAAGGCCCCATCACCGATCTACTTACGCTCGTGAATTCGAAGGAACCTGCACCGACGCCCGTTAACGGAGGCGTCGAAAAGGCTACTCCGGCAACTGCTTCTTCGGTGAAGATTGAGTTTACGGTCTCACCTGATGGCAGGGTCTCCGACGCCAGATTTAAGAGATCGTCGAAGAACGTAAAGTGCGATCTGCAGGCCAGAACTCGCGTGGAAAGCTGGAAGTTCCCCCCCAGGACGGCGCCGGTTCAACTTGTTACGACTTTGGGCTGTGGCCGGTAAAAGCACAGAACGGATGGCAGTTCAAACGGCAATAGTTCATGGCTGATCAAGGCATGCCAGAGCTCTAGTAGCAAGGGAGGGGCTCGGCCCCTTCCCTTGCTTTACGATGCACAGCGTCAACGACACTGTCTGCGCGCCAATCTCAAGGACGATTCATGAAGCAAAAGCACTTCGTGTTTTTCGCCGCCCTACTCGTCGTCGCGACTGGCGTACCTTGCGCGGCCGCCGATCTTCCGACCACATGCGATGACGATGCGTCCGCAGCGGTCCGCAGCGAACTTTTTCGTAATTCCAGGACGGCCAATCTCTATAGAGCCACGGTCAATGGCGACAAGGAATCCGCAACCGCCCTCGCGGTCGAAATCGGGAAAACTCATCCCGACTACGTGAAGTGCATCAACCGACTCGGTGCGGAGAACGGAGACCCTATCGCTCAGTACAACTACTCAACCTGGCTCACCGAATCGAAAGATGAGGTTACCCGGTTGCGCGGCATGTACTGGCTGAGGCGCGCGGCGACAGCCAATCATGAGCTCGCCAAGGAAAAGCTGGCCGAGTATAGAAGCGGCAAGAGAAAGTAATCTCCCTTGTCGTAGTTCAATCGCTTCACTGGAGAAGGGAGGGCCACGCCCCTCCCTTTTTCATTGATCCGTGCAGTAAGTGATGCTGTCCAGCGTTAGCCAAGCGATCTGCGCACTGGTCCGAACAACGCAAGAACCCAGTTGATCGCCTTGTGGAAGCGGGCGCGAAGATTTTCTCGGGTATAAAGGACGACATACAGGCCATCGGCGCAGCGGCGCAGAACCCAGGTACAGCAGAGCCCACAGGAGCAATATTCCGGCTCGGCTTGCTGTTCGCTCCACCCATCGGCCTAGAGTCGCGGGCACTGACAAGCACGATGACTCAGGCGGCTGAGCAGACGCCAATTCGCGCAATCAATATCGAACGCATGGTTGGTCAGACCGCACAGTCTCATGCAAACAAGGGAATCCCACACCTGTTGAACTACATGTCTCCCGCAAGACAACGAGCTGTTTTGTCCGGAAGCCCTACTAGTGCTGCACACCTTGGCCACGCGGTACATGAGGCCACTGCCAAAAGCTTGGAAAGACTTTTCCCCGGTCGGTTCGACTACAATTCGACACGATCATTTGACTTCCTGGACAGGCAGACAGGCCAAGCGATTGAGCTAACAACTCCTGGACAGGTGGCAAGCCATGCGAACAGAGCGGCAGATATCGTAACCTACACCTTGCCGTAGGGCGCGTTATATAACGAGGCGCTTAATGAAAGTCACAGCCAAGACCACCGGACTTGTCGACACGAGTAAGTTGACATCATTAGAAATCACAGCGGATCGGATAAACGAAACGTTCCACGACATGCAGGTCGACTCGTTCCGCATTCAGGGGAGTAGACTGCAGGGATGTGTTTTTTCGAAGATTAGATCCAGGCAGGCCTGCCTTGGGTCGGGCCCCAGCATGTCTTACTTGGATGACTGTATTTTTGAAGGGTGCGACTTGAGACTTTCCGTTGCCGGAAATGCACGCCTTACAAGGTGCCGCTTTGTTGACTCGTTTCTCAGGGAAGTGATCGCACCCAACCTTGAACTAGTGGAATGCGTTTTTGAGAACACTACGATTAGTAGTGCCGTGTTCCATGGAAAGGTAATGGCTGATGACGTGAGAACTTTGGGACGATCAGTTAACGAATTTCGCGGAAATAATTTTTCTTCGGCGAAGCTGCGAGATGTTGGATTCAACACTGGCATCGTTCTAGCGGACCAGGTCTTGCCCGAAGGAGAAGAGTATCTGTATATCGCTGATACCAGCGCGGCAGTTGCATGGCTAAAAAATGCCCCCGTGCCCAAAGATAGAAAGGCAGAAAAAGAATACAAAGGACTCCTAGGACTCATGTCCTATTACACGTCGACCGGTCAAAAAGATCAGTTTATGACCGGGCCTTTTCCCCCAGGCTTCCGCGAAGCCGCAGCAACCTTCGGCTCTCTTTTAGCGTAGGCTTTGATAGAAGCCCCGGCAACGGGGCTTTTCCTTTCGCTGACCTATAGCGTCAAGAACCGCTGCTCCAACAGTTGCCGGCGGAACGAACGCCCCTTTGCGTTACCGAGCGCACCGACCAGCGCGTCGGCGCTAATGCCCATGCGCCCGAGTCTCGCCAGTTCATCCTGCAGGTCATCGGCGATGTCGGCTGAGCCGCTTGCTTCGGTAGCCGGCTCTGTTTGTGCGTTGGCGGTTCGCCCGCTCGATACGAACGCCCCCTCGACGGGGCGGAATGCCTCGGCCTCCTGCATCCTGATCTCCACCGCCAGCGCGCGACCGAGCATGACGCGCTTCCGCGACGATCGGCGTGCTGCCGGCGCTTGCTCCAGTCGCTCCTCCCGCCAGCCGCAGATCCAGCCGATGTCGGTGCAGAGTTTCAGCAGCTTTTCCTCAAGGCTGTTGTGCAGTCGGGTCGCCTGCCTGGGCGTTCGCGCTGCGCGCCGCGGTTGTCTGCGCTTCGTGTTCTTCATACTGCTTCGTCCTCGTACTTGACCTGCGTACACGATGCGGCCAGGCCGGCGGGAGCTCAAGCGCTTTCGCGATGCTGTGACGGTTGTGATGTTGGTGACGATTGCTCTCCTATGTTTAGTTCGGGGAAAGGGGTATATGCCCGGCTGGGCATGTCCTTCTCACCGAGATTGAACATAGAGGAGCAACCGTCACGAACGTCACCACCATCACGAAGGATAGGCGCTGTGATGGTGGTGGCGCTCGCTGTGTCCCAGGTTACTGCTCAACACCAACAACGGACAGAATCGTGTTTCCCGACGGCGAGTACTCGATGAAGGCCGGCTGGTCGTGGGTTACGGTATCGAACTGGACGGCGATTCTGAAATAGGTGTTCCTTCCGCCAGCGATCCACGGAATGTACGTGGTGTACCAGTTCCTGGGATGTTCGCATTGGACGACCTGCCACTTGCCTGTGTCGGGGTTCTGCACATACAGGCAGCCGTACGGGGGGGCGCCCGCGACGCGGTTCCAGGTCCAGTGGATGTTCGTGGAACCGACGCCCCCTCGGGGCGTGTACACCGTCTGCGGAGACGCCCAGATGTCCATCGAGTATCCGCCTGAACTGGCGGACGCCGTACCTTCGCCAGCGATGGCCGCGGTCGAGGACAGTGCGCCCATGGCGATCATCGCCAAGGTCAGCTTCGCTTTGCAGAAGAAGTTCATGTTCAATCCTTGTCTGCGTTCTGAGAGGAGAATTCCGGCAGTCCCGGCTATCCCTATGCGCCTATGGCCTCACTCTTGGGTCGGCCGGCTTCCATGCCTTTAGCTACTCGGAAAAGCCGGCTGGATAGGCTCACGCTCTTCTTCACTCGGATCTTTCGCAGCTGAACGTCCCTCATGCGCGCGTACGTTTAATCCGGTGAACGGATGTATGGGCGGCGAGGCGCGCCCTTCTCTTCCAGACGAACACAAAGCAAGAGCCGTTAGAACGTCACCACCATCAGAGGTTCGGGACGCTGTGACGGTCGTGACGCTTGTGATGGTGTATTCCGAGCTGCACATACGCGCTGAGGATAGAAGATGGCTGCAGTCACGCCCATGGTGGCGGTAGATCCGCCTCTACGTTCGGCCTGGAGAAATCGTATGCACCTGCCGGCATGCACTAGCCGGATATCAAAATGCTACGCAGCAGCTTCGTCGCCACCATAAAGGAAGGCGTAGACTCCCCGGTGACATCATATTCGCTGTTACTGACCCTAGGGCTCGCACCCTGAAGGTGCAACATAGACGGCAAATCAGCCGCCTAGGAGAGCTGACGATGCCACGTTCTAACAAGCTAGCACTGGCCGACGAGTACATCGAACTGGAGAAATTCCTGCACGTATACTCGACTTGCATATGGAAGATTCCGGAAGACGATGTTCATCACCCGACAAACGTCGGTCGCCGCCGCGTGGCGGAATTCGGTGTTGCCAAAGCGCTGCCCGAGCTTGAAAGAACAATTGATGACGTGCTTGAAGAGGCAAACGACTGGCCTTCAGAGGCAGTCAAGTCTTATGACAAGCTTATGCGGCAGTACGGCATCGTAACTCTCTCCGAAGTCCGTAGAACCAGATCTTCCCGCTTCAAGCAAATTCTGGCGGCAGGACTGATTAGTAACGAGGGTGACTACCATATGGTCGAAAGCATCGCTACGGAGTGCACCCACTCGCTCAGTGAGCGCGAGCGAGATCATCTACGCTTGTTACTCACCTCATTCGATCAGGCCGGCTAACGGCGTGTAGTGCAGCGCCAGCAATGTCATTGCGAGAACGCGCCTTACGAACGCGCGGCTGCAGCGCCACCACCTTCGCGTGCATCGCACACAGCGCCGCTTATCTTCCGACGATCGGTAGAATCTGCGGGTCCTTCTTTCAGCTTAGGTAAAGCGGGGGGCCACGCCGCAAAACCTCGCTAGCGTCAAACTCCCGAATCAGGTTTGCACTTAAGAGGTTCGCACTCGCGTGATCAGATTGCGCATGCTCGACCAGGCTCCAGCGATGTCGGCACCGCCTCAGGTCCGGCGACCTTTTTGTGCTTTTTCCTCGTAATGCCTCGCGGCGCAAGGGTCTTGCAGCTATGCAAATTTGCATAGCTGACCTCCAGCAGCCGCCACCAGCCAGTTATAGGTCGCTTAGGTTTTTCCTTCGGAAGCATTGCGCTGCAACGCTCTCGCTCGCAAACCGGCAAATTTGCCGGTTTCCCTCGTAAAAGATCGCGATCTCTTTTCCCTCGGATGCATTGCGCCGCATCGCTCGTGCTCGTAAACCGGCCAGTTGGCCGGTTTAGCGCCCCAGCCCACGACGAACCTGTCGCACACCTGTCCGCCTTCGAGAACGTCCATTCTTCTTCGCGAATTCGACTTGGATTCGCTGCCGAAGGAAGCGTTCATGCCGTCACCCAACGACGGCCCCGGAGGCCACCACGATGCAACCGAGCGACAAGTTCAAAGAGTGCCTGCGCAGCGTCCCCGAAACCGTGCTGGCTGATCTCACCCCGCTGACCGGCGCAAACATCAGCGCGCTGGCGCACGAGGAACTGCGGCGCCGCGCCGCCCTCGCGCTGCAGCAACTCCCCCTTGAGAGCGTCGTCGGCCTGCTCAACGGCAGCGCCTACCCCAAGCGACTATCAAACCGAAGTCCAATGGATCGTGACGTTCCGCGAGGTTGCGCGGCGAATGCATCGTCACGACCGTCACGAGAGCGGTCCGTAGTCCGGCGTTCTTGTTTTTCGTGCGTAGTTGCAGGTGCGGATACACCATCACGACCGTCACGACCATCACGGCTCCCCGAGGTCGAACTTCCGTCCAAGCAGCGCATGGCCGACTTCGAGCGGCTGGGCGAGGCGGTCGCGCGCGCCCGTGGGCTTGCGCCCGGCGCTTTCCAATCCCGCTACGCCGACCTGGTGCGCGCCGGCATCGACCGCGCGCTCGACGGCAACCCGGTCGCGCAGGCGCTGGACAAGCTGCTGCGTCGGGACACCCCGCCCTGGATCGGTACGGCCGGCCAGTTGTACGAGCAGCTCGGCCACCTGTGCGGCCCCGACCGGACCGCGTGGCCGCGCTCGCCCAAGGGCCTGAGCGATCAGCTTCGCCGCGTTGCTCCGGCCTATCGCGCCAAGGGCATCGAGATCGAACACCGCGGCCACACCCGCGACGGTGCGGTCTGGAAGATCGCCCGCCACCCGGCCGGACGCGCGGACCGCGACTACCCGGTGTCGGCGTCGGCCGACACCACCCGAGAAGAACTGGACGCCGCCGAAGCGGCGGCGCGCCGCCCCTCCCGCCCCCGCAAAGGAGCTTCACCGTGACCCAGCCCACCGATCCGCTCGACAGCCTATCCGTCAGTCCAGCGGCGCAGGTCATCGACTACGTACCGGCGTCGGCCGCATCACCGCCGGCCGACGACATGGACTCGATGTCGCCTTACGAAAAGCTGGCCTACCTCGCCTACGTGCTGCCCGCACGCATTTACGCCGCCAATCCCTGGCTGCTTGACCCGAAGTACCGTAATTATCTGGAGAACCTGTGAAGCTCAATCCGTTTACCAAGAAGCAGAAGAACACCGATCCGAGCCGATACGACGAGCTGTGCGCGCAGTTCGTCGAGGCCGAAGTGCGATTCGCCGCCTCCAAGGCGGCGTTGGAGAAGGCGCAGGCGGACTACGACGCGAAGTTCAAGGCATTCCACACGCTGGAGGCTAAATCCCAATCGACCTTCTGGTCGACGCAGGAGCAGACGCTGCATCGCGAGATGAACCGCGCACAGCACCATCAGCAAGAATGCCAAAGCGCTCATCGAACGATTGAGCGCGAATTCAACAAACTGCGCTCCCGGATCGAGGCCCCGAATCAGCTGTCGAAGAGCAAGGCGCAGCTCGCCCAGCTTGAGAAGCAACATGGCGACCTGCGCAATGAACTGGCCAAGGCGCAGGCCCGGCAGAATCAGCTTCAGACCCGTGCTGACCAGCTCGCCCAGGACGTGGAGAACGACCAGCGCCTGGCCGCGCAAGCCCTGATCGACAGCGACGACGAAGCCCCCGAGATCGCGCTGCCGAAAGGCCAGGCCGAGTTGCACGTGGTGCGCGCTGCGCTGGAGCAAATCGGAAAGCGCATCGAAGAGTTGCAAACGCAGCTCAACGAAATGCCCAAACGTCTTCGCGATGCGCTGCGCTCTGTCTACTGCAATCAGGCGACCCATGCGGAGACGGAGCTGGAGGAAGCTCTGCCTGGTTTCGTCGGCCACATCGCCCGATACAAGGTCGCGCAGTATCGAGCCGGTTGGACGTCTTCCACCCAGCGCCACGAAATCGATATTCCAGATAACGCCTGGGAGGCCGCTAACACTCGTCTCGACGCCGAGATGCGTGCGTGATGCTAGCGCGCGGGCGGCCATGGCCGTCGCCCGCGCGTCTTTCTGCCGATGAACGGACGCGGTTGGGTTGGCTTTCGGGCCGACCCGAGCGTACATGTCAACCCGTCCACGCGAGTCCAACCGCATGTCGAAGATCACGACCACGTTCCAACCGTCCGCCTCGCTACTGGCGCAGTTAGCGCGCCTGCCCGAGATGTCGTGGGCCGAATTGAAGGCCGAGCATCAACGTCTTTACCACGCGAAGTCGCGCGCAACCCGAGGCTGGACGAGGCCAAGGTGACCGTCGCGATGGCGCAGGTCGACAGGCTGTGGGATCTACTGGGGCCGGCCGAGCAAACCCGGCTGCTGCGTCAGTTGGTCAACAAAGTCACCGTCGGCAACGACACGCTCGAGGTACACCTGCGTGCCGGCGGATTGCGGGCTACCGCGGATGAGATGCAGGCACGGACGGAGGCGGCAGCATGAGCCGGCCCCACTTGGAGATCACGGGGCAGGTCGAGTGCTTGGAGATCAGCGACGGCAGCATGGTCGTCGTCGCGCCCATCCGGTTGAAGCGCCGGAGTGGCCGGCGGTTGGTGCAGATGCAGGCCGCCCCGGAGAATAGCCGGCCGTGGGACAAACAGAAGACGCCGTTGCAGGTCGCGTTAATGCGTGCACACCGCTGGCTGGCGATACTGGAGGAAGGCGAGGCCGCGAGCCTGAGTGACATCGCCCGCCGGGAAGGCACGGACGTGAGCTATGTCGCGCGGGTGCTAAACCTGACGACGCTGGCGCCAGAGATCGTGGAGGCCATCTTGGACGATGCGCTTCCCGATGGAACCTTCCTCAATGACATTGCAATCAATCCTCCGCTGGACTGGCGCTATCAGACGGACGCTTCCTCTCACGATGCCAAAGCTTGATTCAAAGCTAATCGCGAAGCGGCTCCAGCGGGAATGGCTTGTCAGCCGTCAGTGACGATCTGCTGAAGAGCGGAGGTGAGGCCTAGTAGCTCCTCAGGGTGGTAACGGTAATCCGCCTCTGCGGTGCGTGCGCCACTAGCAATCCAATTGGCACCGACTGCTGAAAACTCCTGCTCGCTCATGTTGCTGTATTTCTCGTATGGGTAGCGCAGCCCTACAAAGTTGCTACTCAGATCTCTAAGAACCCCAAGGTGGTCACTGGATAGGGCCGACGGGCCGATCCGCTCGCCAGCTAGTCGAAGAATCTCGTCTTGGGTGCTGCGAGACAAGCTGTCAAAGATTCTGTCGTAGTGATGATGCCAAGGAGCGATGGATTGAGTGGTCTTCTCTGTCACTAGCTTTAGAAGCAACTCGAAAGCCAGTAGTTCAAGAAGATAGGCCGAATCGGAGTCGTCCTGTCTGGAGCGTAGAAGCTCGGCGGAAGCGAGTCGCTTCTCGCTTTCCTTAATCATCAGTCTGTGGCGAACTGTTGCCATAGCGGCTAACGCCTGAATCAAGTCGAGCCGCCAGGCGGCTTCGGTTCAATAGAATTTTGAGTTGCTGGCTGAACTTGTGGAGCGACCGGGTTGTTAAGCGAATCACGGTACTGCGCATACATATGGGTTGCAGTAGTTGAAAGCGCAGCCGCAAGAAGTGCGACAAACGCAGACACGCCGTAATCAAGACGCTTCTGCCGGGCCGCATTCTTTTTTGCGTCGAGTTCCTCTAGCTTAAGAAGACCCGCGCCGGTGATAAAAAAGACTACTGGGCCAGCATCCCATGGCCTCCACAAAACTTCACCGTACTGAAAGGACTGTCCTTCTTTCAGGCTAAGCTGGCAAAGCAACGCAGCGCTCTGGCGCGTCGTATGGCCAAAGGTTGTTCCGGGAGCAGTGTTTGCAGCGATGTATCCCGACTGGATCATCGCCGCTACGCCATAGAAATCCGTGTAAGAACCTGTCTTTCTAGGCACTAGGTCGACTAACTCATAGCCGTCAATTTCTCCAGCTAAAGCAATCTTTCTAAGCAAATTTTCGTTTATGAGTGCCGTCACCCCTCCCCTCCCTATTAGCAACTCAATGCCACCGCTTCCCAAATCGAGTTAACGTTGAACATCAGATGCGTACTAAAACCGAGGCAACTCATTGCTCATGAAGTACTTGCGCTTTCTTTCGCCCTTCGATTCGCTCTTGTACCGCAAGGAGTTTTGCCCTAACGCTTTCCGGATCTTCTCGATGTTTGGATGTATTTGCTACTGCCCTGAGCGAGATCCAGTAGATCAGCGCACCTGTCATGAACCAGATGAAGGTTCCTAAATGCGTGCCACCCTGCATCGTAAAGATAGGCGTGGACATTCCTGCCGCTCCTGCGAAGGCGAGACACAACAATGCAGATCGTATTAGATAACGCATCTCTTCCCTCGGTCTCTTGAGCCTTTCAAGAAGCTCAACTTCCCGACGCAAGTTGGCAGCTCGCCAAGTATCGTTGAGATGTGTAATTGCACCCCATAGCTTCCGGGCGAGCCAGGGGAGCAGCAACAGAATCAGGGCAGCGAGGATGTTGTCGCACACGCTGCCCCAGTCAGGCGTCCAACCCATTGCAGATCTCCTACAAATCGCCCGCGCTGGCGGAGAGAGTTGGCGGCGGGCATCTACTTAGATTTTTGGAGAAAAACGAGAGGAGGCGCACCCCCTCTCGCTTTCTTACTTCTTGGAACGCTGGGAAAGGGCACTACCCGCAGCCGACTTCGATGCCGCAGATGTTCTTCCGTCACGTAAGACCTTAGAAGCCGCAGTTGCGGCGGCTTTGGAGGTTGACTCCCTCGGGCTATGTGCCTGGGTGAGGGCGCTTGCCGCCGCAGTCTTCGACGCCTTTCCTGAGCTATTTGAGTTCAGTACCTTGGCTGCCGCAGTTGCGGCTTTAGCGCTCGTTGTCTTGTTTGCCATTTTGGTCACCGTATTTGGTTAAACGTGGGGGCGGCGAATCCGCCCCCACGATGTCGCTTTACGCCGGGACGAGGAAACACCAAGCCTCATACCCATATTCATGGGCATCTAGGTAGCGATCCTTAGACCCTTTAACGCGGCGATAACGACAACACACCCACTTGAAACCCGGCGGGGCCGGTCTGTTGTTGGTCAAGCGATAACAGTCCTTTTGGAGCGCTTGATACTTGCAGAGGGGTGCCTGACCCGGTATGGTGTCGGCTTAGCTTGTTGTACCCACTGACAAAGTAGCGGCGCTAGCTCCTTTCACGCCGTTTACGAAGGCGACCCTCCGTGGTCGCCTTTTCTTTTTCTCGATATGCCGATTTCGGTCAATGCCGAATTGTTCAGTAGGCCGGCGCGAGCCAGACCGCGCGTCTGAGTTTCCGCGGCATCACTAGTGACACCGCAGATCTCTGCAACTTCGCGAAGAGATGTCGCCGTTCGCAGGAACTCAATGGGCATCAGCAACGCACCCGCAAAAGCATTCGCTTGCCACTCCGAGCTTCTGTAAGCAGGGATGTCAGCTGAATTCCTAGCTGCTCGCGCGTAGCCAGGGTTATTGTGGAGTAGGAAGTGGCCTACTTCATGCGCGAGCGTTAGTCGATCTCTACCTTTCTTCTTCTCGACCCCATGATAGACATCCACCCGAAGGCGGATCTCACTTCGATCGATGAATGTCAGTCCGTGGTTGTCACCCATCTCTGCCATCTCTCCGACGGTCAGACAGAACTCAGGCCAGAGCTTGGGAAACGCAAACTCCACTACCTCTAGAATGGGAAAGAATGGCTCGCGAATCTGCAAGGCGGCTCGAAGGTCCGTCGCAATCGCAACTAATTTTGCGCGATCTATAGCTGGTACTTCAAAGCACACTCCACTCATTAATTTGCCTCTTATCGGTTCGACAGCGATCCGAGAATTTTCTGAACTTCATCGTCAGATAAGCTCTCGAACCGACGCGCAAACGCGACTGCCAGCTCTCGTGCTTTGTCCGACCGACCGTTGATTGTCAAAGTGATCTCCTTTGTTTGATGAGCAGCTGCCCTTTCTAGCTCCAACACCTCTTCTGGCTTGAGCGCCAATTCCTGGCAAACCTTCGCTATGAAGTTCGCAGGTACTGGCTTGCCTCGCTCCAGGGCAGAAATGAACGCAGCACTTACTCCAGTTAGTGCACCAAGTTGTCCCAGGGTGATTGCGTGATCGATGCGGATCTTGCGCAGGGTTTTTCCAAAGCTAGTCAGCATAGGAACCCCTTCCTCGTCTTCATGATTTCTCGTCAGTGGGTAAGGTCAGTAGATATGGTCTTTAGGTTTGTCGATTTGATGTTTTGGCTTCTTAGCTGTGGCTTCTTAGCTGTGGCTTCTTAGCGTTCTTCTACAGACGGTCACTCGACCACTGGGCTGCTTAGTTCAACCTCAGTGGTTGAATTTGAACACGAAAGCAAACGCAGTAGAACCGGTCAAGTTCTTTTTATTCATGTTTTGTTCAGTATTTGCCCGGGCTAACATTTGGGACTACGAGAGTGCGACAGAAGCCTGCTCCCCACGAGGGAACATGCGCATGTCAAACGAAGTTGGACGTAGCCCGGTTAGGCGCGCCAACTTTCCCAGTTCGAACCTCTCTGTTCCGAGAGCAGCGACCGTCGAAAACGCCTTGTTTTCGGCGGTTTTCGCGTTTTGGCGTTGGACCAAGGTCGGCGCGGTTTCGACCGAAATGGGGCGGATCAACCCCACTTTTCTCTCTCTTTTCTCAGGCCGTTGGTTTTTTAGTCCAACGCCCTGGTCGGGCTACCCTTTACTTTCAAAGGCTTAGCGTTGGACCAAAAAGAGCGGTTTGGCGCTGACTTTGCCCCTCCAGGGCGACCGGTTCAAACCAGCGGCCCCACTGATCACCGACGACGCCCCGCCACCTACTCCTCGTCCAGCCAGTCGGCATACGGCTTCAGATCCTCGATGTAGGGGAACAGGTCTCCGACCTCGCATTCCAAAGCGATGGCGAACTTCACCAGCGTGATGATCGACGCCGCTGACTTGCCATTCTCGATCAGCCCGACGTAGGCCCGATCCATCGGAATGGAGTACGCCAGGTGGTCCTGGCTGTAGCCGCGCTCCAGCCGCACCTCGCGAATTCGCGCGCCGACTAGCTTGAGCAGCTCGGACGGGGGCGACCGGCGCTTCTTCGCCGGCGGCTTCGATTTGGCCCGCGGCAGTCGACGTTTCGGAGGGGCTGGCGACTTCGGCATCGGGGCGGCGATCTTCCAATTTTCGAAGACCGTATGGCCAGTCGGCTCATCCCACCTGTGGCTATTCCTCCTCTGGCGGCATCACCTGCCGTATAAGCTATTGATCTGTATTGACTTGCCAGTGATCCGGAAGCCACATTGCGCGCCGATGCGACGCTACGACGACGTTTTGTTCAGCTACCAGCAGGCTAGAAATGCGCGAGCGCAGACGAACAAGAATCGGCCATCCCACCGTCAGATCATTCGGATTCTGCTGTCGGAAAATTCTGACCCTCGCTGTATTGAAGGGTTTTGCGGAGATCTGTCCGCACCCGGCGCCAAGCTTCTTTTTCGATGCTTTCGATCAAAGGTGCGTATCTGACCGGCTCGGAAGCGTGACATCGATAGAGCAAAGACTCGGGCTTTTCTTCGATTTTTCGAAGCGACAAACGCCTAGGGATAGGGCAACACTACTCGTCCGGCAGGAAGCCAGGGGATAACAGATACGGGAAGCACGAATGAAGTATGTCGTAGCTGATGACCATTTTTCGGTACACATGGCCATACGGGCGATTCTGGAGGTGGAGTTCAAAGCGCCGCCGGAAAGCATTGTCGAGATCGGGCACGGCGACTTGTTGCTCGACCGCGTTCGAACAGGAGGGTTTTCAAATGCACTGATCGTTCTGGACCTGTCCATGCCAGGAAGGTTCAGGCGGCTTCTGCTGGTTGACGCATTGCTGAAGGCCGACGCCTCGCTACGGATCGTCGTCTACACCGCCGATACCAGCGCCCACCTCGCCAGAGATTTGATGGACCGAGGCGTTGTGGCCTTTGTGACGAAAACGCTCAGCAAAAAGGCACTCATCGCGGGCATCGCGGCTGGGATCGCCGGGGAGACCTACGTGGACCCGGATATCGACGTCGATGGGGCAGCGCGCGATTCGTGGAGCAAGCTGACCCCAAGCCAGAAGGCCGTCGTAATCGACGTCTGCCGCGATCTGAGCAATGACGAGATCGCGTTTGCGCACGGGGTCACTACCAACACGGTCTCGGCGCATACTACGGTCTGGACTGGAGCGCGTTCGTGCGCGACGGCATCGACGCCGAGGCCATCGAGGCGACCGGCGACGCACTGGGCCTGCACCTGGTCGCGTTCGCGCGCGAGGAGGCCGTGCGTGGGTAGTCGCAAGAAGCAAACGGTCGGCTACCGCTACCTGTTCGGATTGCACATGGGCCTCGCACGAGGACCGCTAGACGAGATTGTCGAGATCCGGGTCGGGGATCGCGAAGCCTGGAAAGGCTCGATCACCAAGAGCGGCCGAATCCTGATCAACAAGCCCGACCTGTTCGGCGGCGACAAGGGCGAGGGCGGCATCAAGGGCACGCTCGACGTGCTGATGGGCGACGCCGACCAAGCGGTGCCGCCGGCACTGGCCGCGCTGCACGGCACGCCCACACCTGCCTTCCGCGGCAGCACCACGCAGCACTTCGACGGCCAGGTCGCGGCGAACAACCCGTACCCGAAGCCGTGGAAGGAACGCGCGCGCCGCGCGCTGGCCGGGTGGGACGGCGCGCCCTGGTATCCGGAGAAGGCGGTGATCTGGCTCGCCAACGGCGCCATCCGCGCGATGAACCCGGCGCACATCTTGGTCGAGTGCCTGACGAATCGAGATTGGGGGCGCGGCCTGGACCGTGGTCTGCTGGATGAGGCGAGCTACCGCCGCGCCGCCGATACGCTGCATGCCGAAGGATTCGGCCTGTGCCTGCGCTGGGCGCGGCAGACCTCGATCAGCGATTTCATGCAGGTCGTCATCGACCACATCGGCGCCGCGCAATACACGGATCGCAGCACTGGCCGCTCGACGCTGCGCTTGCTGCGCGATGACTATCGCATCGAAGAACTGCCCGTGTTCGACTACGAGTCCGGCCTGCTCGCGATCGAGGAGGACGAAGGCGGCGCGCAGGATGGCGCGGTCAATCAGGTCATCGTGACTTGGTATGACCCGATCCGCGATGAAGAACGGCAGATCCGGGTGCAGGATCTGGCCGGCATTCAAGCCACCGGCGGCGTCGCCTCGACCTCCACCGAGTATCGCGGCTTGCCGACCGCCGAGCTGGCGGCGCGGGTCGGCACGCGCGACCTATCGATCGCCTGCTCGGCGTTGAAGCGTTTCAAGGTTCGGCTCGACCGCCGCGGCGGCGTCCTCGCGCCCGGCAGCGTGTTCTGCATCCGCGATCCGTTCCGCGAGATCGGTACCTTGGTGCTGCGCGCCGGAACGTTCGATGACGGCCGGCTGTCTGAGGGCGCCATCCTCGTGTCGGCGGTGCAGGACGTGTTCGGCCTGCCGGCGACGAGCTATCTGCAGCCGCAGCCGCCGGTGTGGACGCCGCCGGATCGGAATCCGCAGCCGGCGCCGACGCGACGGCTGTTCGAGGCCGGTTACCGGGATCTGGCCACCACGCTCGATCCCGCCGCGCTGGCGGCGCTGCCGGCGGACGCGGGCTTGGTCCTGGCCGTGGGCGAACAGCCCGGCGGCCTGGCGCTGAACTACATCCTCACCACGCGCGCGGGCGGTGGCGCCTACAGCGAGGCCGGCACCGGCGATTGGTGCCCGACCGCGGTCCTGGCCGGCGCGTTGTCGGCGACGACGACGGCCGCCCAGCTGGCGGCCGGGCGCGCGCTGGATCAGGTTGCGGTCGGCACCGCGGCCTGGATCGAGGACGAGCTGGTGCGCGTGGTCGCGATCGACCCGCAGGCCCAGACGGCCACGATGGCGCGCGGCTGCGCCGACACCGTGCCGGTGCCCCATGCCGAGGGCGCCCGGATCTGGTTCTACGACGATTTCGCCGCGGCCGATCCCACGGACTACAGCGTCGGCGAGACGGTCGAGGCCAAGCTGCTGACGCGAACGTCGGCCGGCAAAGCGCTGGCCGCGTGGTAATCCACCTGCGACACGACCAGGCCCGTGTTCTGGTTGATCTGGCGCTTGCCCTGGCCCAGCACCCAGCGCGCGGTGTCGTCGTAATACTCGTTCAAGTCGGTGCGACTGAAACCCAGCGAACTGGACCGGGTGGTCTGGGTCGGGCGCGCGAACGCATCCACGGTAGCGACCTGGCGATCGAAGTTCACCCCGTCCTGCGACACCGTGCGGCCGATCTCCGGGCGTCGATACTCGGAACTGAAGCCGTCGCCGCGCGGTTGCTGGGTACTGCCGAGCGGCGCCGCGAACTGCTGGCCGGGCAGCGCCCAGGCGTAGCGGAACGTCTCCGTACGCGCAATGGCGCTGGCGCTGCTGCCGCGCTCGATCTTCAGCAGCTTGCCCTCGTTGTAGCGGTAGCTGTTGCCGAAGGTGTAGCGGGTCCAGCTCGACTCCGGGCCTTGCATGATCGTGGTCGAGGTGCCGGCGCAGCTGTCGGAGGTGCATCGCGGTTGGCCGCAGTCGCCGCTGGTGCAGACCGGGCCGGTGCCCGGCGCGAACGAGATCTGCGCGCCGTACGCATAGTTCCATTCCGCCGCCGTCACGCCGGGCCCGGACAGTTGTTTCTTCTTGAGTGCGAAGCCGTCGTACGCCAGCGCGTAGTAGGCGACGTCGTCGTTGGGGTTGTTGTTGGGCGTGCTGTAGTTGCTGCACACCATCGGGACGTTGGAGCGCCCCATGCGCTGCACGCCGACCGTGAACACGCCGCGTGCGCCGGCGGGATGGGTGAGGGTCGCACTCAGATCCCCCGGACCGACGACGATGCCGGGATCGCCGCAGCTGCGGACGAGGTCCTCCGGACGCGTCGATTGCTCGTAAAGGATCGTGGCGTTGGCCAGGGCTGCCATGTCTAGGGTCCAGCGCGAGCCGTCCGGCAGGACCACGGCCGACAGGCTTGTACTAACGCCGCCGGGCCGGCTGTACTCGTAGACCCAACTGCGCGCGCCTTCGTTGACCTTGGCGATGTGGCCGGCGGCGTTGTACTCCAGGGTCAGCGCGCGGCCGTCGCTGGCATCGATCCGGGTGAGCCGTACCGGCGCGGTCGCCGCATTGGTGTAGGTGTAGCTGACCCAGTTGCCGAAGCGGTCCTCGACGCGCGAGGCGTACAGCGAGACTTGCCGCCTCCCCAGGTAGGTGACGTTACCGCTGGCGCTGCTGCCGCCGGCCGTGGTCTTTTCCAGGGTCGGTTCGAGCAACTGCGCCTGCCAGTCGAACCAATACTTGGTGCCGTCCGACGTCAACGCCAGGAAGCCCTCGCCGCCTGCGTTCTTCTGATTCGGCAAGCAGGAAAAGAACGTCAGGTCCGCAGTCAACCAGGGATACGGGCCGCCGGTGGAGGGAGTGGCCGGCACCGTGCCGTTGGCGACCATCATGTCCTGCGCGCCGCGGCCGGGCAGGATCATGCGGTTGCCCTGCCAATACTCGTGCGGATAGAAGAACGCGGGCTGTTGGATCAGCGGCGGCTGGCCGTTGCCCTGGTGAGTGCAGGGGCTGCCCCAGCCGGTGCTGGCGGCGAACACCCCGGTCAGGCGAGGTAGCTCGATGTCCCAGTCGGCGAATGCCAGTTCGTTCGGTCCATAGCCTTTGCGATTGCCGACCGAGAACGAACGCGACACGGCGACGCTGAGGCCGCCTTGATTGCCTGGAACGCTGGCGTCGGTTGCCGAGAAGCTCAGCGCGCCGCTGGCGAGATCGACCGAGTCGCCGAACAAGTCCGCGGTCAGGGCGACGACCTTGCCGCGTCCCTGGATGAGCTTGTCGTATTCCTCCCACGGCGCCTTGTTGCCCTGGCCCCACGCGAGCGTGGGCCACAACGCGACGCAAATCGCATAGCGCAGCCATTGAGAGGATGCGCGTCCAGCCCGGTGCTCCGGGTGGTTCAGGCTTTTAGTCATTGCTCGTCCTTGTTGGCCGTGTGGCCTGCCCGCTAGTAATCGGCAGCGCGTCCGTCGAGATCCAGTTTCATCAATTGCGATCTCACATTGCGATATGGCGCGCTCTTCGCCCGCCGCCTGCCTGAGTTTGCTGAACCGCCGCAGGGGCGATGCGTCATGGTGAAGTCGAGGGCTGCGCCAGCCTAGCCACGGGACGACCCAGTTTCTGTAGGAAAACTCTGATTTTCGTTGCGCGTTTGTCTACGCATTTACGGCGCTTGCTTGTCACATTTTGTTCGGTGCCGAGATTCGACTCAGCGAAAAGCAAATTTGAAATGATTGAGTTGATGGCGTCGCGGTCGTGTTGGTTAAGTCCGTCCCGGAAGTGTTATGCCGAGGACGAAAATGATTCGTGTGTTTGTGATCGACGATCATCCGCTGGTGCGTATCGGGATGACCTGGGTGCTGGAGACGCAGAAGGACTTTCGCGTCGTGGGCGAAGCCACGAACGGAAAGGACGCGCTGGCCGCCATCGCGCGTCGTCGGGTGGATGTGGTGCTGTGCGACTACCACCTGCCGGACATGGACGGCTTGGAGGTCACCCGCCGGTTGCTGGAGGCGCACCCGGACTTGAAGGTCCTGATCGTCTCGGTGCTGGAGGGCGGCCCTGTGCCGCGTCGGCTGCTGGCGGCCGGCGCGATGGGCTACGTGTCGAAGGCGCGCGACGGCAGCGCGGTCGTGCGCGCGGTACGCGAAGTCGCGGCCGGACACCGCTATCTGGACGACGCGTTGGGCGCGCGCGTGCTGTTCGAGACCACGCCGTTCGACCAACTCAGCCCGCGCCAGTTGGAGGTCGCGATGTTGATGGTGCAGGGCAAGCGCAACGCCGAGATTGCGCTGGAGCTGGACCTAACGGAGTCGACCATCCGCACGGTCAGGGCGAAGGTCATGGCCAAGCTGGGGGTACAGACGGACATCGCGCTGGCGCGGTTGGCCATGGACTGCGGGCTGATTCCGCCGGCTGGCGACGGCGGCGCGTTCCGATCGAATCGCTCCGGGTGATCAAAAGGCCGATCCAACCGCGAAAGTACCCCTTCTCAAATCCACCTTGTTTTTGGCGCTTTGCGCACACCAGCGTTTGGTCTCAGGACCAACCGACCGGAGAAAAGAGGGCGGGAGAGAGAGGAAAACGGTCAAATTCGGCCGCCAGCCGAAACCCCCAAAACCAAACGCCCCTCGCAAACACCCGCCAGTAACGGGGCTCGCAGAGGGGCGTGCGGACGGCTGAGAAAGTTTCCCGCCGGGAATATGGCGCGCCCACGGCTCTCGGATTCGAACTACTAGGTTCACTGAAAGCCACCTATAGGAACAATGGGCCGCAGTTATCGATGCTATTGGGTCTAGAACGTCGCCGTAAGTGGGAATGCAATCCGCGCGTGAGAGACCAGCGCGGTCCAATGGTGCTGGAAAGTTGAACGCGCGGCCGGCGTCATGGGCGTCCCAGGTCTCGCCGACCTTGAGGGCGGCGAGCAGGGCAGGCGCGCCTTGGCGCGGCGGATTGAAGGGGCATGCGGCAACTCAGGGATGTGTGGCGGTGCGGCGACCGGGCGAGCAGCGCCCCGGTCCTGTCGTTATGGTCTCGGCGTGCAGGAGCGTTCCAGTACGGCTAGGCCGGAGGGGGGGCCGCGGTATGCGGCCGTCTACAAAGATCTGGGCGATTCAATCAGAGGTAGGCGATACTTGCTTCGATCCCACACTCTCGCCTCACGCTCCAAGCGGGGGGACGAGGGTTTCCAGGCTGCTCCGGTGACGCTCTCACAGCAAATAGAAGACGTCCTTGCAGGTGTGTGCATGGTTATGGAATCGGTGTCTAAAGGGACATGCTTCCCTGGAACAAGCCTCTTCCGGATGTGAATCGCTCTGGAAGGAATCGGAAAACGAAGAAGATCGCAACAAAGACAACCCGATGATGATCAATCAGCAGCCCAAAAAGAAATTAAAAATTCCCGTTGATGCCCCTAAGGCTTCCGACACCGTCTTGGCGGCCTTCATCTGGAAGAACGCCGAGGACCTATGGGGGGACTTCAAGCATACCGATTTCGGCAAGATTATCCTGCCGTTCACCCTGTTGCGCCGCTTGGAATGCGTGCTGGAACCCACCCGTGAGAAGGTGCGCGAAACCCAAGCCAAGTTCAGGGATAAGGGGCTAGATACGGCGCTGATCATGCGCCAGACCGCGGGTCTGCCTTTCTACAACATCTCGCAGTACTCGCTAGCCACCCTGGGTGCGACCAAGACCAAGTCTAACCTGGAAGCCTACATCGCGGGCTTCTCGGACAATGCGCGCGTCATCTTCGACCAGTTCAACTTTACCGACACCATCGCCCGCCTAGCTCGCGCGGATATCTTGTTCAAAATCTGCCAGAACTTTGCCAACACCGACCTGCACCCGGATGTCGTGCCCGACCGGGTAATGTCCAACATTTATGAGCATCTGATCCGCCGGTTTGGCTCGGAGGTCAACGAGGCGGCTGAGGACTTCATGACGCCGCGCGATGTGGTTCACTTGGCCACGACCCTGCTGCTCGATCCGGACGATGCCCTCTTCCGCGACAACCCGGGCCTGATCCGCACGCTCTACGATCCCACTTGCGGCACCGGAGGCTTCCTTACCGACGCTATGAATCACGTCGATGGGTTCGCCGCCCAGGGCAAAGCGCCGCCAGTTCTGATTCCGTTCGGTCAGGAGCTCGAACCGGAAACCCACGCGGTGGCCCTGGCCAACATGCTGCTGCGCCGACTGGAAACTGAGCCCGCGCGCGACTTGTCGGCGAACATCGCCGGCCCCAGATCCACGCTCTCCCAGGACGCCTTTGCCGGCCAGCGCTTCCACTACTGCTTGTCCAATCCCCCTTTCGGAAAGAAGTGGGAGAAGGATCAGGTCTTCGTCGAGCGCGAAGCAAAAGAAATGGGGTTCGCGGGCCGCTTCGGCGCGGGAACGCCACGCGTGTCCGACGGCTCAATGCTCTTTATCCAGCATCTGATCTCCAAACTTGAGCTTCCGAAGAACGGTGGCGGCCGCGCGGCTATTGTTCTGTCAGGTTCACCATTATTCACCGGAAATGCCGGGCAAGGCGAAAGTGAGATCCGGCGCTGGCTGCTGGAAAACGACCTGATTGACGCCATCGTTGCCCTGCCCACTGACATCTTCTTTCGCACCGGCATCGGCACTTATATCTGGCTGCTGGATAACAACAAGCCCAAGGTTCGCCAGGGCAAGGTCCAGCTGATCGACGCCACTGGCATGCACAGCCCCATGCGTAAGGGCGAAGGCAATAAGCGCCGCTATGTCAGCGATGAGCAGGCACAGGACATCGCGCGGCTCTATGCCGACTTCACCCCCAGCGAGAATGTGCGGATTGTGAACTTCCGCGACTTTGGCTACCGCCGGATCAAGGTGCAGCGTCCTCTGCGCCTTCTCATCCGGATTACCGAGGAGGCCATCGAATCATTCAAGGCTAGCAAGCCATTCACCAAGCTGGACGCCAAGGAGCAGAAGGCCTGGCTAGCATTTCTCGCCAAACAAGATGATGCCATACGACCTTATGAATGGATGGAAACCCTCGTTGAGGCCGCCAAGAAGGCAAAAGTTGGCAAAGTCAGCAATCCTCTTTACGCCGCACTGGAGACTGCTTTTGGCGTGCGCGACGCTACTGCGCCGATCATTGTTGACGAATATGGCGAGCCGTGGCCAGACAAAGAGTTGGAAGATTTCGAGAACGTACCGTTGGGCAAGTCGATAGACCGCCACATGGACACCGAAGTTCTCCCTCATGTTCCCGATGCTTGGGTAGATACCAGCTACACCGATGACCGGGATGGACAGGTTGGCAAGGTAGGTTACGAGATCAACTTCAACCGCTATTTCTATAAGTACGTTCCGCCGCGTGATCTGCACGAGATCGACGCGGAGTTGAAAGCCGTGGAAGCGGAGATCGCCGCGCTATTGAATGAGGTGGCGGCATGA